TTTTGTGCGGCTTTGACCGTGTCCTCCCTTAGGGATGGGAGTGGCGTTATTGATGTTTTGGTGAGCTTATTGGCCATAGTGCACCTCCTAGGTGAAGTATCGGTCACTATTTTGAAGGCGCATAAAAATAATTTTGGCGCCTTTGACCTTGGAACGAGAGCATACTCGTATATAGGTTCATCGGGGTCAGGAACCCCACGAACCAGAACCCACCACAACCCACCCTCCCCAAGGAGAAAATCATGGCCAAGCGCAACCTCACCCCCGCCGAGAAGGTCTTCAAGGCGATCGCCACCACCCCCGGCTGCAGCCGCATCGAATACGCCAAGGCCACCCGCCTGGAAACCCCGGTCGTCGGTCGCGCCTTCCAGACCCTGAAGAAGGACGGGCTGATCACCATGAAGGGCGATCGTCGCGGTGCCAGCTATCAGGTCAGCCGCAGCAAGGCTGCTCTGGCCACCATGGAAGAGCTCGGCCTGACCATCACCCGCACCATCACCCCCAAGGTGGCCAAGAAGGCCCCGAAGGCGGCTCCCGAGGCTCCCGAGGTCGAGCCCACCCCCGCTCCGGCCCCGGTCAAGGTCGACGCCCCCAAGCCCAAGCGCAGCCACAAGAAGAAGGTCGTCGCTCCTGCCGCTCCTGCTGCCGAAGCCACCCCCGAAGCGGTCAACAACTAGGAGCACCCAATGCTCCCCCACCAAGCCGGGAACTCCGTTTCCCGGCAAAGGTGCGTGTGAATGACCCCATATAACCCCCTGAGCCGTAGATTAGGGTTCAGAAGGAGAACTACCATGGCCCTGAGCACCCAACAGTCTGCAGTCGTCGCCTACGCCCTCGTTCCGGACGGTGGCCACCTCAACGTCGTCGCACGTGCGGGCTGTGGCAAGAGCTTCACCCTGATGGCAATCGTGGACGCCGTCATGAAGCAGAACATGAACAATGAAGTCGCCCTGGTCGCCTACAACAAGGCCATCGTCCAGGAACTTCAAGGTAAGATCTCCAAGGGTAACTACGGCAAGAACGTCCGCGCCGTCACCATGCACAGCGCAGGTTCCACCGCTCTTCGGGGCTACCTCAAGCGGATGAAGAACGTTGAAATGCAGGAAGCCGACGACAAGAAGATCGAGAAGATTGTCAATGACCTCCAGATCGCCTGCACCACAGCCTCTCTTCGTTCAGGCATCACCCCCGAGCAGATGATGGACGCTCGTGAGAAGGCCGACATCTGCGAGAACCAGAAGGGGTTCGTCACCAAAGCCGTGTCCCTCGCCAAGAATCGTGCCTTCGGCGTGGCCCACCCGGTTGATCAGATCGAGAAATGGTATGAGCTCATTGAACATTTCGGCCTGGACGAGGACTGGGACGAGAATGAGTTCAAGCACAGCGACTCCATGATCAAGCTCTGCATCGTCGTCTACAATCGCTCGTTGGAGCAGGTCCTTCAGGGCGTCATTGACTTCGACGACATGATCCTCGGCCCTCTGTTCTACCGTGCCAAGTTCTGGCCTAAGTCTTTCGTCCTCGTGGACGAGACCCAGGACCTCAACCTCTCTCGTCGCCTCCTTGCCATCCGTATGGCCGGTTCCACCGGGCGCATCATCGCCGTGGGCGATCCCGCTCAGGCGATCTACGGTTTCACGGGTGCCGACAGCGACTCCATGGACCAGCTCAAGGCCGCCCTGGGTTCTGCCGAACTTCCCCTCAACCTGACCTACCGCTGCCCCAAGGCTGTGGTTCGCGTGGCCCAGCAGTGGGTGCCGGACTTCCAGGCGCACGAGTCCAACCCCGAAGGGATCGTTCGCTCCCTGCCCATGATTTCTGAGCTCAACACCGAGGGTAAGAAGCTCACCCCGGACTTCGACGACGAGACCCTCCTCACCACGGACGCCATCCTCTGCCGCAACACCAAGCCCCTCGTCAGCCTCGCATTCTCCCTGATCCGCCGTGGCATCGCTTGCCGGGTTGAGGGTCGGGAAATCGGCCAGGGCCTGGTGGCGATGGCCAAGCGTTGGAAGGTCACCCGGCTGGACGCTTTCAAGACCAAGGTCCAGTCTTGGAAGGAGCGCGAGATCACCAAGTACATGGCCAAGAACAAGGAAGACATGATCCAGGGCGTTGAGGACAAGGCCGACACCATCATCTGCATCATTGACTCCCTCCAGGCTGAAGGTAAGCGCACCGTCGCCGATTTCGAGTTCTTCGTCAACAGTCTCTTCGGGGATTCCAAAGAAGGCGAGCCCACCAAGGTCCTGACCCTGAGCACCGTCCACAAGTCCAAGGGTCGTGAATGGCAGCGTGTGTTCATCCTGGGAATGAACAAGTATATGCCCAACAAATATGCCAAGAAGGATTGGCAGATGCAGCAGGAAAACAACCTCATGTATGTCGCGGTCACCCGCTCCATGAACGAACTGGTCTTCATCACCGTTCAGTAGCCATCCGAGGGCCGGGGAAACCCGGCCCTCTTTCTGGAGTTGAAATGAGCCGGATCGCTGAACTCAAGAGGGAGATGGGCTTCAAGGAGGTCCCTCGCTGCTGTGGGAATTGCCTCAACTGCAACAAGTGGGACAAGCCAGATCCCCATCCAAATCGTCCAGCCATCCGTTGCCATTACTGCCTGGAGGGTGAGTTCCGGACTACCCCCATGAGCGTCTGCAACCATTGGAAATCTGAAACCAAATAGGAGTCACCTGTGCTCAAATTCCATCATGTGTTCGTCTGGAAGAAAGATTCAATCCACAAGTTCACCATCGGATGTATGGCGGATGGGGCCATTCTTGGAGATAAGAATGCATCCCAGGAGGCTCGTGAAAAGAACTTCCTTGAGCTTTCGGCTGACCCCAACTGGGTCTACAGTGGAATCCAGGAGGATAAATAATGTCTGATTCAATCATGACCAAAGCCTATCGCAGCTACCAAACTGCTTTCCATGTTCCCGTACAGGACATTCTCCCGATGATCGGATCCGTCAAACGGGTGTTCATCCACACCCTTGGGTCCTGGGTGGACCTTCAGGCTCCCCGGCTGATCCCCTTCACGGAGTCCCTCAAGTGCTACGCCTGTGGGCGTAAAGGGGCCTTCTTCGCTGTGCAGCGTCATCTGCAGCCTCATGGTGGGCGCAAGTGGCACCTCAATCTTTACTCCGAGGATGGTCGCCTGATGACTTGTGATCATGTGATCCCTAAGTCCTCCTGGACCAAGGAGCAGCGTCATCTGGCCGATGATCCCAACAACCTTCGCACCATGTGCGACAAGTGCAATACCAAGAAAGGTTCCCGGCCTATCGAACAGTTCATGCAGGACCGAACATTCCACCACTAATTAGAGGAGTGTAACATGAAGAACCCGCTACTCAAAAAGGCATCCAGTCATTCAGCTGTTATGGCCTCTCTGCGTAGAGGTCTGAAGAGAATCTTTCCAGCTGCCAAACTGAATTTTGAAGAAGGAGCCAGTTACCTCTACAATGATTCTGAGGAAATCATTCTTTGGTATTATAATCGAATGGGTGAAACAATTGATTTCTTTGAAAATCCTAGAATGTCCACAAAAGAACAACAAGATCAATTGGGAGATCTTTTGGTGATCCTGGGTTTCCGAGAAAGTCAGAAAACAGAATTTACCACAGGAATTTATAGAACTTGGATCCTGGAGATAAACATATGGAGAATGTTTTGCTCAAACGAGGATCTGTGATGGACCTGGAAGAGACGTTCCACGAATTCTGGGATCGCAAGGCATTCCCGGACGAGGCATTGAAGTTCAATTACTCAATCCTCCGTCGAGAGCAGAAAGCTGCATTGAAACAGCTGCCCGTGATTGACATCGAAGACGAGGCTGCATTGCACACGGATCTAGAAGAGGTTCTAAGGTATGATGCTGCCGTGGCCGCTGGTGCTGGTCTGGATGGCATCAATGAGTGTGTCGTGCGCTTTGGGAATCGGATCTGGGTAATCGACACCCAGGGATTCACTTACGCCCGTTACATCTTTGAGCTCACAAACGTTCCTCCAAGGGCCTTGCACAACTGAGTAACCTCTCCATAGGGTCATGGTGGCCTAGGAGAGGTTATGGTCTGGGACAGCGTAGAGCGTCGAGATTCCTCAGAAGGGAACGTCTGGAAGTATATCTTCACCAAGGCTGATGCCATCGTGGAGGCCGTTCTCTACCGTTACAACTCCTTCGAGGAGCGCACGGTGATCTGTTGCTCGGTCCAGAGTGGGTGCCCCGTAGGGTGCTTGTTCTGTGGCACCGGAGCCCACTTCATCCGCAACCTCACCACGGAGGAGATCGTGTCTCAGGTGGAATATATCCTGAGGGACATGGATATCCAAGCCGTGTTCGAGTGGAAGGGTAAGAAGACCCAGATCATGTTCATGTCCATGGGTGAGCCCATGCTCAACTGGTCTAATGTTCGCAACTCCATCTCTCAGCTGCGCCAGCACAGCGTATGCTCTGACAACCGGACTCAATTCTTGATCTCCACCATAGGGATCAACGATTCTCATGTGTTCCAAGACATCATCCGCTACTCACGCCTGGGTTGTCCAGAGTTGGGTCTGCAGTTTTCGATTCACCGCTCAACGGACGAGGCCCGCAGCAAGCTCATTCCCTATGAGAACAAGATGAATCTTCGGCAGATCCGGGATTGCGGGATTGAATGGTGGCTGGCCACTGGTAGGCCGGTGTTCCTCAACTATTGCATCGACCCTTCCAACCAGACTCCCGAGGATTTTGAACGGCTCGTGACTCTTTTCCCGCCTCAGATGTTCTACTTCACCTTCTCCGTGGTTTGCTCAAAGAATGAAACCATGAAGTCAGCGGGGTATCATCACATTGATCGGATCCAGGAGATTGCCAGCATCTTCACCCAACAAGGCTACAACACCCGAGTCTTCGACCCTGCAGGGCAGGATGATATCGGCGGAGGCTGTGGTCAATTGTTTGGTGTTCAAAAGTGGCTCAAGGAGCACGTTGCGATTTCATAAGCTTGCGGTAACCTAGTTGGAGACCAGAGAGGTCCCAACAACAGAGACGGAGAGTCTATGCGATACGCAACTGCAGTTTTCATCGGTAGGATGCAGCCCCTTCATCTAGCCCACAAGGCTTCGATTGAGAAGGCACTGGAATTAGCCGACAACGTCCTGGTCCTGGTAGGATCGGCCTTCACGTTCCTGAGCCCCAAGAACCCCTGGAGCTTCGAGGATCGCAAGGAGATGATCCTGAGCACCTTCCCGGAAGAGAGGGATCGGATCACCGTGCTCCCCATCTGTGACTACTCCAACGATGACGCTTGGACAGCCGCAGTGCAGCAGGTGATCTCCCAGCACACCAACGCTTCGGATTCCAACATCTGCCTGGTCGGCCACAAGAAGGACCGGACCTCCTACTACATCGACATGTTCCCCCAGTGGGATTTCGTCGAGGCCATGGACAAGACCATTCCAATGGATGCCACGGCCATCCGGGAAGCGATCTTCGAATACAAATTCGGAGAACCTGGGTGCGTGGAGAAGGCCGGGATCTGGCGTGGCCAGGTGCCCCATGGGGTCATTGGGTTCATCGAGAAATGGATGACCACCCTGGCCTTTGGGATGCGCAAGGAGGAATACGACTACTACAAGGACTACGACCCCAAGAAGTTCCCGGTCACCATGCAGACCGTGGACGCCGTCGTGGTTTGTGCCGGTCACATCTTAATGGTGCGCCGCAAGTTTGCTCCCGGAAAGGGTAGCTGGGCTCTCCCTGGTGGCTTCCTTGACCAAAGGGAGCGCATAAAGGACGGAATTATCCGTGAGCTCAAGGAGGAGACGGGGATCAAGGTCTCCAAGGAGAAACTCTATGACCGTTTGTCGGCCATTCAGTTCTTCGACAATCCCAATCGGTCTCTCCGTGGCCGGGTGATCACCCATGCTGGTTTGATCCGGCTGGAACTGGACCCCAAGACCCGAAGACTCCCGGAGGTTCGAGCCGCCGACGATGCTGATGCAGCCATGTGGGTCTCCTTGCAGGACCTCGCTTCCAGACGTAACAATATCTTCGAAGACCACTTCGATATTATCTTCAACCTCCTCAGCCTCAGCTAACCCAGGAGAATACACCATGTCCAACTATGAACTCCTCCGCAACTGCTGGCTCCGTGCTGACAGCTACAAATACAGCCAATTCCTCCAATACCCCAAGGGCCTACAAGGCTATTACGGCTACACCGAGAGCCGTGGCAGCAAGATCTCCCTCAAGGAACTCGCTCCTTTCAATGACCTCATCCGGGATATCTCTCCTGCCCTGGGCCTGGACGAGCACCTCAATGTGACCCGGTTCCCGTTCTTCGGCCCTCAGATGTGGCTCAAGCAGGTGCTCAGCAAGCCTATCACGATGGAACACGTGGACGTCATGCGGGACATCGTCACCCGGCACGGTGAGCCCTTCAACTACGATGGCTACAAGCAGGTCGTAGAGCGTCATGGAGGCCTTCCCCCGGTGCGGATCTCCGCTCTCCCCGAGGGGATGATCACCAACACCCTCGTGCCCCAGGTGATCCTGGAGGCCACGGACCCGGCCTTCGCTTGGGGTTGCAGCCCCATTGAGACCCAGCTGCTTCGTGCCATCTGGTATCCCACCACGGTCTCGGCCATCAGCTACACCATTAAGCAGATCATCAAGCACTATCTGTCCGTGACCGCCGACGACCTGTCTGGTCTGCTCTTCAAGCTGCATGACTTCGGTATGCGCGGTGGCTCTTCGGAGCAGACTTGTGAGATCGGTGGTCTGTCTCACCTTCCCCACTTCAGAGGCACGGACACCATTGATGCCATCATCGCTGGAGCGGAATTCTACCACTCGGAGATGGCTGGGTTCTCCATTCCCGCCAGCGAGCACAGCACCATGACCGCCCTGGGCCCACTTGGTGAATGGCTTCAGATGCAGCAGATGGTTCACGCCTATGGGCCGGAATTCCCCTTCATCGCCTGTGTCAGTGACAGCTATAATATCTTCAACGCTGCCGAGAACATCTGGGGTGGCAAGCTTCGCCAAGAGGTCATTGACTCCGGCAAGACCGTGGTGATCCGACCTGATTCTGGTGATCCCGTGGAAGTCAATATGGCCCTGGTGGAAATCCTGGATCGCAAGTTTGGCTCCACCGTGAACTCCAAGGGTTTCAAGGTCCTCAAGCATGTCCGTATCATCCAGGGTGACGGTGTGTGCCCTGAGAGCATCGCTCAGATCCTTAACCGTGCCATGCTCCTGGGCTACAGTGCTGACAACTGGGCCTTCGGGATGGGTGGTGCCCTGCTGCAGAAGGTGGACCGAGACACGCTCAAGTATGCTCACAAGGCCAGCGCCTTAGACATCAACGGGGAGTGGGTGGAAGTGTTCAAGAAGCCCATCACGGATCTCGGCAAGATCAGCAAGCCAGGTAAGGTGAAGACCTTTCGCCGTTCTGACGGCCTCATGTTCTCTGCTGTCGGCCAGGAGAAGAACGCTGATCCGCTGACCGTCCCCGTCTGGGAGAACGGAAACCTGCTCATGGACTGGACCCTCGAAGAGGTCCGCGCCAACACGGAGTTGTGATTATGGTTCGCCCAATTCTTTCCCCGTATGTTCCTGATCATCCAGAATTCACTTCGGACTCCGCCTACGAGAACGCCAAGAACCGGCTTCTCAATGAAATCTCGGAGGCCGTGGCCGCCTTGCTAAACGAGGACAAGACCGGCTGGGCTATTGTGTCAGAGGACTACGATGATGACGGTCCCGGTAGATCCGGTGGGACGAACTACTACCTTCAGTTAGGTCCTGGTAAGGATCCCCTGGTTCGTCTATCCCTGCAGACCAAAGGGTATTCCTCCTGGACCTCGGGGAAGGGGTTGGTCTTCCAACCCTATGTGGGCTCTAATGTTTTCATCAATGGATTGCGTACGGATCTCACGTTAACCAAAGACCGTGCGGTCTACAACGCTCTGGTGATGAGGCTCATGGAGTTCGAGCGTAAGACCAACCTGGATCCACTGCAGGATGCTCTGGCTGCTCTTCGAAGGCAACGGGCTAGCCGTTCTGGTTTAGGTCAAGGTCGTGATTAACACTTAGGCCCCCTTCATGGGGGCCTTTGAGTTTCTTAGGCAGGAGAACCTCATGTTCGGATCTAAACTTCTAAAGAAAGCCGCCAAGCCTCGCAAGGCTCTAACCCCAGAGCAATTTGAAGCAAAGGTCTTGAAGAAAGCAGATCCAGATTTAAAAGGTGTCCTGGCTCTCCTGGGAATACAGGTTTCTAAATCCTATGAGTTCTATATCTCTGGGCCTGGGGTAGAGCCAGATTTCTTTGATGAGGAAGAGGCTGAAGAATACAGAGCTCAGATTGGACAAATGGCTCCTCCTGAGGAAGAAGTAAGAAAATTCGTTCAAGGTTTTCGAGCTATTCCCGGAACCCAGTTGGTATGGTCCATCTTCAATGATGAAAAGAACAACTCTCCAGATGTAGACAGTCTACACATACAGGTGGTCAGTTGCAACGATGAGTCAGATGACACCACCTGGCTGGTTTTCCAAGATAGAAATCTAGAGGCCTACTCCTTTGAAGGGATGGGGGACGTCATGGGGAATTACCAATTCCAGATTGGTAGTCGAACAGCATTTCTTTCTTCAATGGAAAATTACGTCTTGAAGAGCGTCTGTCATGTGGATGAGAACGGGAACCTTCAGGATGGAATCGGGGATGGGAATGTCGAAGAAGATGATGAGGAGTGATTGGACACAAATCAATCAAACGACTTCCCGAAGAATCTTTACCGAGAGTGGAATTTCATAAACCATGGGGTATCCTCTCTCATCCGCACGGTTGAGGCCGGAACAAGCTGAGAAGGCTAGAGTTAGAGTGGCCTTGATAGTTCGAGACAGTGATTCCTTCCAAGGATGCTGGTACGCTCCAAGGTGGAGTAACTTAGGTCTCGAGTGTTCGGTTCCTTGAAAGTTCAATAATGATCAACGACAAACGAGTTGCTCGTTGTGAAACGCCAACTCAAATATCAGGCTCTCGGTCGCTGAGGAACGGTTATCTGGCTTATATACCCGTCTTCGCCAACTCATCGAGACCATAAGATCAAGGGGTTTTCCAATCGCTCCCCCTTGGTGCAAGCTCCGGAGATGAGAACCAGAGTGTTCATATTAGTGATAGGATCTAGCTCTAGATTACAAGGATGCCCCTCGTGCCAGGGTTATGCGCATCAGGTCCGCTATACGTCCTGCGCCAGAAAGCTTTAGCTACCTCGGCTCCGTGGTGCCCCATCCATCGAGCCTTGTGAGGGAATATGAGGGGATACATGAGAGCCACAGAGTGTTTACCGCTGGGTTCTTGAGGGATAGGGTAACTAGAGTGGCCCCAACTTGACTTACAGAGGGGAACGATGGCGGGGATTCGGCGAACACCCCGTAGGCTCCTCAGTTCATCCTCCCCAGGCAGGGGTCGAAGCGGACTGATATGATGTTGCGAAGGAACAGGCTTGTAGTCCTGCTCCGATCCGGGTAACAACATCGAGATTCTCACCCGGCCCTATCTAGCGAAGGTCGTTCAGGAATCGGTTACCCTTTGAAGAAACCCGATCTTGGTCTCCTTATCTTCGCCAATTCTCAGTAGCGGTTTCCCTCCTTTCCCGCTGCTGGCCCCTCACATGTGGTGGGTTGAGGGGCAACTATCAAAGGGGAGGTAGCTCAGTTGGGCCTTCGGGCGCAGAGCACTAAGGGGTCAAATCCTTAGAGGTCGGTGGTTCGAATCCATCCCTCCCCACTTATCTAGTTCACCTGGTGCGGTGACAATAATATCTCTGGTCGTTGGTAATGGATTATCTCCTGTTAAGAGCGTGGTCGGTGGTTCAAATCCATCTGCGAGGGCATCTCTTCCTCGTATAGCTCAGTCTGGTAGAGCGCGTAAAATTCCATTCCGGTTTTCATCAGAGAAACTATTCCTCAGGTCGTTGGTGTGTTGGTTAACTGCTACGAACAGCGAGGCGTGGGTTCGAATCCCACCATGTAGCTTAGTGGATAGAGCGCGTAAACCCCAACCCCGTTTTAATCTGAGAAACTATCCAATCACTCCTTGAGAGGATGGTTCTGGCCCCTATGACCAGATGGTGGAGGCGGTGGGACAGCCCTTGTCCCCCTCTGGCTGCACGATTGATCTCCCGATGTAGATCGCTGTAGTCTATCAATTAGATTGTCCTAGACGCTTGCGGCGAAGACAAGAATCGGCGCTATCTGGGTTTCATTCCAGGGATCCAACCTTGATCGGTCCAAGAATCCAGGTCTCCTTTGGGAATGAGTTTCCCCTTCAACGCTTCAGGATGATGAATGAAACAGGTTCCAATATTAGCTCCGGGTAACCATCCTTGAGTGATCCAGGAATCTATTTCTTGTTGAGGTATCCTCTTGTTTCCGTGCTCTGGGTGATAGATACACGTGGTTCCAGACTGACTGTTCTTCGCACCTTTCTGGTGACCCCGTTCTCTCATGGTAGAGATTCTCTTGGATCTGGCCTCTGGAGTTTGAGCAGAAATCTTTCCCCTTTCTCCAATTTGAAGGTTGCTTCCCAAGGCTCCTCCAAGCTTCCCGGCAGCACAGAGTTGGGGTATCTTAACTTCTCTGAATGCAGAGTTCTCCTCAAGCGCCTTAGCATAGGCTTGACCCCCAAGTGAAGCACCAAGCTTCCCTGGTCCTGAGCCTCCTTTCCCGCCTGGAACAAGATTCAGACACATGGGGTTAGATAGCATCTCGGGGGTGATCAATTCCTCTTCAGCCTTGGAAAGAGTTTCTTGGCTATCGTGGGTAGAAATAAGCTCTCGGGTGAAGTTCTCCTTTCCATACTTTGCAACTGAAGCCCGGAGGCGTTTTCCTGATCCGAGATATCCATCTTCCAGTTCTTCTGTCTTGTGCATTCCGCAGTAGAATTTTCCAGTAATCTGGCATGTTGTCTTATACAATAGGTAATATGTCATTTCTTCCTCTTACTTAGTTCGAGGAAGTTCAAAGGGGCCTGACCCGGTTTCGACAGGTTGATTTAGGTCTTGTATAGGCACGCAGCGGAAGCATGATGGCCGACTTTAATAATCATGTGAAACAAAACTGCCAACTTTGTTGCTAGTTCCCTCTCCCGCTTCATTGGTTCCAGCGTCCGCGCCGGTTCCGAACTCGCTCTAGTAGCGTAAGCAGGATAGGAGTCATGAGTCTCGCTTGACTCCGAACATAGATAGGGTGGAGCAATCCTACCGATTCTGTGCTAGAGAATAGACCATCACAGGGGTTGCGGCCCGAATGGTGACGAACGCAGATCCCTCCGGAGTGGTTCCTTGACCACCGGCTCCAGGAGGTCTAAGGTCAAGGAAGCGTGTAATTCCTATCAAGGTCAGTCTTCTTGGACGAGGGTTCGATTCCCTCCAGGTCCACCATCAATTGGGAGGTAGCTCAGTGTTCAGAGCACCTAGGCCGCAAGCCTAAGAGGTCGGGGGTTCAAATCCTTCCCTCCCAACCAATCACGACCCTGTAACCTTGTCTCTATAACAGACGCATAAGGTTGGAGTGGATACCCGCAGTGGAAACCGCTATTGCACGCAGCCGGGTCCAAAGAGCGAGTATCAAGGCAGGGTCACTCTGGGGAGGTAGCTCAGTTGGTTCCGCAAGGACTTGAGAGCGCCAGGCGTAAAACCCTGGTAGTCGGTGGTTCGAATCCATCCCTACCCACCATTTTATCTAGCAGGGGTAGCTTAGTGTTCAAAGCTTCGGGTACAAGTCCTGGAATCGAGGGTTCAAATCCTTCCCCCTGCACCAATCACTCAAAGGTCGTTTCCGCTGACGGTTATCCTGTTAATGATGCCTCCGTCTTGGAGTTCCCTTATCTTTGAGAAACAGTTTTGTCTTGGTCGACTGGATGTCCCTTATCCTGCTTGGGGCACGGTTGGAGCAATGGGCCTTGTATATACCCTGCTCTGTCGGAGGTTCAAATCCTCCTCCCTCGACTTCATCGAGGGGTGGCGAAGTCTGGTAGCCGCGCCGTTAAATATACTATCTGGGACGCCGACCTTTTATCAAGACAAATTCATATAATAAATATTGGCACCGTAGCTCAGAGGCAGAGCAGATGCTTTACACGCATCCGGTCGAGATTTCGAAATTCTCCGGGGTCACCATTCGAACTTCTGCTTCCTAGGTGATACCTGAGGTGGAAATGAATAAATGTAAATATTGCGGGAAAGAAACTCAGAAACCAAATTTCTGTAGCCCTTCTTGTTCCAATCGGAATCGGACTCTAAGCCCAGAGACCAGAAATAAGATCTCAAACTCTCTTCATGAGAATCAAAATAATCTCTGTGTGGACAGATTCTGTAGAGAATGTGGTTCTTTGTTTCATCGTCATGATAAAGGATATAGGTCCATTGTATTTTGTTCCAGAGAATGTTCTAAGCTCTGGTCTAAAAGGAATAGGGCTATCCTCCTTCAAGAAGCCCGGAAGAAAGATCCAAAGGCTTGGGGTGGAGGGATGAGACACGGAGGTAGAGGTAAGAAAGGTTTCTATGTTGGAATCTGGTGTGATTCTAGTTGGGAACTTGCTTGGATCCTCTTCAGCATAGATCATGGAGTATCCTTTAGGAGAAACGAACAGGGGTTTGACTACCTGGACGCAGAAGGAATCTCTAGGAAATACCATCCTGATTTTATTCTTGGAGACGGCAGTTATATCGAGATAAAGGGTTGGAAGAATTCTCAACATGAGTATAAACTCCAAGCGTTTCCTCATCCAATTCAGGTCCTTGAAAAACAAGAAATGAAACCAATACTGGATTATGTCCAGATGAAATACGGGAAGGACTTCATAAATCTTCTCACCAAAGTTCATGGGCATAGGGCACTGGGGATCGAGACCCCTCCTCACGGATTGAGAGTGTTCCATTCTGGTCAAAAGGGTAGCTCCCTGGTCCTCGGTTCGAATCCGGGTATGTCCACTAATTTCTGAGGTCGTTGAGATAGGGTTATCTCCCTGATAGCGTTGAAGTTTAACGCAACCAAGCAGTACCTAGCAGCACAGAAGTACCAAAGCAGCACCCAACCCTCCTCGCCTCTTACCTCAGAAAAGTTCTTCAGATCATCTGAAGGTCGAAGTCAAAGGGTTACCGTCCAAGCCTCCGTGCCGCAAGGCCACCTGGCTAATTAAATCCTTCGACACTGCCTTATCTTCAGAAGTAGTTCTATCTTCTTCAGCTGGCACCCCGGCTTGGGAGAAGACCCGAGTGGGCCGCTAGAGAATGGTCCCGCACCCACTTGGATCCCGTAGGAGGCCTTGTGCCTTGGGAATGGATGGGCCATGGTTGCCAGTCATCTCTGACCTTAGAGCTGGTTTCCATCAATGGGTGTAACGGGACTGGACGGAGTCCTCCCATAGGTCTATAGTCGGGCGCTACACGTCACGCCATGGAAAACCCTTCTCCCGCAAGGCAAGGAGGGCAGGGGTTCAACTCCCTTGGGCTAGCCAGGACGGAACTACGCTGCAAAGTCACCGACATACCGGCAAGGGACCAGGCATGAATGTTCCTTGCGAAATCTTACGAGAATGACAGGTTAGCGGTACAGAAGGCTGAAACGATAGGCGTCTGTGTTTGTCATTACTACGCCCTGGTGATTGCTAACCAAATCTAACCAGGGCACGACTAGGAGGGGTGGCAGAGTGGTCGATAGCTCCATCTCGGAAAGGTGGTGGGCGCGCAAGCGTCCCGCAGGTTCAAATCCTGTCCCCTCCGCCATTTACGGAAGGTTGCCAGAGTGGTAATGGGTCTGGTTGCTAACCAGAAGCATCCTCACGGATACGGGAGTTCGATCCTCTCACCTTCCGCCAAATATTCTAGGTCGTTGCAAAAGGGTTACCTCATGCTCCCATTCGCCGGTTCGAATCCGTGCCATCCCCACTTCACGGGGATGTGGACAAGTGGTAAGTCAGGAGCCCACATCCTTTTGCGCCCTCTTACCTAGAAATAATATTCAAGTGTTGACTTCCCTTTCCTGTTTGTATTAACTACAAAAGGGGAGAATATGGGAGCGTTGTTCCATCAGCACTTGCTCGTGAAGGCTTGGGTCATGAACCCTCCGAGAAGCGAGGATGAAATGAATCAGTGGCTTAGAGATCTCGTATCTGCCATTGACATGAAGGTATGCATCGAACCTCGAACCGTCTATGTGGACAATCCAGGCAACAAAGGGTTGACTGCGCAGATTGGTATCGAGACCTCACACATTGCGATTCATGTTTGGGATGAGACTTCTCCTGGAATGATCCAGATGGACGTCTATTCCTGTAAGTGTTTCGATCACGAATCAGTCCTCCTGGCCCTTGACGATTTTGACATGGTCGGGTATGAACTGATGGCCATCGATCGCAATGATGGTTTCAAGGTAACAGAACATGCCAAGGTGTCCCAAGTGGTCGAAGGGTAGGGACTGCAAATCCCTTGAGAGCAATCTCCGTCGAGGGTTCAAATCCCTCTCTTGGCTCTAATAGAAAGAGATGAATATGAAAACTCGATACGAAAGACTCCGAGAGGAGCTAGAAACAACCGGAACTGGAACCCTTACCACTGGTGGGGGTTCCATGACTCCAATCTTCCCAGCCAAGACCTCTGTGCAAATGACCTTTGAGCGCCAAGAGGACTATGAGGTTGGGGACATTGTCTTTGCCCTTGTCCGTGGTAGGTTCATCGACGCCCATCTGGTAACGGCCAAAGACGCCAACAGAGGCTACCTGATTTCCAACAACCATGGCTATCAGAATGGTTGGACCCACAGGATCTTTGGCCGAGTAGTTAAGGCTGAATGGGGAACCACGGTCAAGACCTTCAAGTAACCTTTTCTAAGGAGCACGACATGCTTTGGGGTTGATGTTTAAATAATCTTATTTGTTACGACGGCAACGTAACTCATAGGAGAACATATGACCAAACGCAAATCGCCGCTCTTCACCACCAAAGTCCCCCTCGTGCATTCTCCCTCCTGCACCTTAGTCAGACCTGATCTGCTACTGGTGATCAAGGAGGGACATCCATCTGTGGCCTGTCTGGATAGCCAAGCAGACCTCTCCCGTCTCATTAGGATGGTGGAGGACCATCTGGAAGAGCTCAAGGACTACAAGTGGGCTCAGGACCGGGCCAAAGCCACTAAGAAGCGTTAAACCATCTCTGCGGTGTCTACCCCGTATACCTCAGATGCGCTCCTCTCTACGGGGGATCCCAGGGTCGGCCATCGCCCTGAGATACAGATCCCACCACAGGTGGCCATCCATCTCACCATCGACCCGGTGGTCCTTAGTCGGGACCCAGACTAGCCGGAGAAAGCAGAGCATGTCCCTCGGATTCGACCAATTGAATACGAGTCTGCCCTGCCTGATATAGAGGGACACCCCGGTGACAGGGGAGAGCAGATATCCCAACTGGGCCAAATACACGACCGTATGGTTCAGTCAACGTATATGAGAGTCAACCACTCCCTGTTTAAGGTTTCGGTTGGTTCGGGTTAGGGTCGTGCCGGTCCCTGTCACCATTTCATAGTTTCGTAGCTCAGTTGGTTAGAGCGCCGCACTGTCTATGCGGAGGTCGCGGGTTCGAGTCCCGTCGGGACTGCCAATCAAGTTCTGAACCGGCAATAGGGATATTGTTGGATGTTATTTCAGGGTATGCCATTAGACATGGCCCAGCTCATCCGGCTGGAATACAGTTTCTGTGATCCCTGTTTAGCCTTGGTAGCTCAGCCGGTTAGAGCATTCGCCTCTTAAGCGAAATGTCCGGGGTTCGAGTCCCCGCCAGGGCACCATTCGGAGGTAATCATGAAGTTCTTAAAAGGAATGACTTTTCTAGAGGCTACAGCATTCCTATTCTGTCTTCCGCTCATTCTTCTCTTAGAGTGGATGCTCAGTGATTTTGCTTAATGCGGGAATAGCTCAGTGGTAGAGCGCGACCTTGCCAAGGTCGATGTCGTGGGTTCAAGCCCCATTTCCCGCTCCAATCGGCTACCAAAGCGATATATGCACCCGGCTAGACCGGCAGTCAGATGGTCCACTAAAGTTTCAGTCTGACACTTATAGATCCGTAGCCAAGTGGTTAAGGCACCAGGTTTTCATCCTGGTTATCGCCGGTTCGATCCCGGTCGGGTCTACCAATCCTTTGAGAGTTAATGATCCCTCCGGATGCTTCCATGGTTCAGCGCCGGATCTCTCTAGGCCAGTGCAAGGACAACGTCTCCGGGGCAGACATACCCCCGCAAGGGGTAGAGAACGTTCGACTCGCCTTGCACGCATAGCCAGCTTAGCTCAGGCCGGTAGAGCAGCGGAATCATAACCCGCAGGTCAGTGGTTCAAATCCACTAGCTGGTACCAACGCAGGGTAGCTTTAAGTAGAACACCGGGAATCATCGCCTGGAGATGAGGGTCAGTGATCCGATCGAGTCCCTCCCCTGCCACCAAAGTTCCCAATCCTTAGTAGACATACTATGGTGGCCCATGTTCAGTAACCAGTTGATCAAACGAACTTCCAAGACCGCCTCTCCGGAAGAGGCCAAGATTGCATTAGACGCTGCCATTGAGAAGCTCCGGGGTGCCTTCCAGGACCTGGCTGGTGCTGACGTCACAGGCCGTTCAGTCCTGGCTTCTCAGCTCAACGAGGCCAAGGATCTAATTGGTCAGGCAGCTCGCAAGTTGAGCACGATCAAGAACTCCCTGGGTTAACCATGAGACTTATCTCCAAACTCCTCACAGCTGCTCAAGACATCGCTCTTGAGGTAGCCAATGAGCTCAAAGGGTTTTTGATTGACAATGGTTACGATGCAGATACTCTTGATGTAGCAACTAGACGTATTGCGCCAGAATGGGTGGTTCGAATCCCGGAGGGTTACGTCCTGCTGCTTCGTAAAGCCTTGGATGGTCCAGGGGGATATGGTCGTGGTGAGCAGGAAGTGCGCTTTGACACATATCCTTCCTTGAACGGAGATCCTCAAGAAGTGGAGGATCTCCTGGAGGATTGGCTTCTCATAAAGAGAGCAATGACCTATGATGGGCAAGTAGGGAAGAAAAAAGATACTATTGGATACGGTATCATACGACTCTAGACTTCCGTGTATCTTATTTACAACCCGATGCGGGGTGGAGCAGCCTGGTAGCTCGTAAGGCTCATAACCTTGAGGTCAGTCGTTCAAATCGACTCCCCGCTTCCAATCTTTCTTAACGGTCGAACGGCAATCGGTTATCTGGTTAAAGTTGGTTCAATCCCAACCGAGATCGCCTGAAAAGCTTTCTCGTTCTCCGATTCCAATCCTCTTATCGTTAAGAATAATCTCTTGGGGTGTAGCTCAGATGGTTAGAGCGCGTGCCTGTTAAGCACGATGTCGTGGGTTCGAATCCCTCCTCCTCAGCCAACACTTTGGCCCTCCCAATGAGGGCCTTAGTTATGCCTGAAATGAGAACCAACCAGCCTTTCACCGCCAAGCTGCTCAAGCGTGCTATTGACGATGACAAGGATCCCGGATTTTGGGATGATGATCAAGGGGATTTTGATAGTCGGATGAACTACATCTTCAACGAGATGCTGGATCAAATTCGGATCAGCTATCCGCATGCAATTTTGGATGCTCAGGATGAATACGGTAATGCCCTCTCTGTCAAGGAAGGTCCCACAGAGATTGTTTTCTCTCTGAATAGGGTAAGCTCTGATCGAGGCTCTGGCACCATCCAGCTATATAAGACCGGCGATGTTCCTATGCCGATCCTCAACCCAGAGGTTCTTGATTTGTGGAAGGATCTCCTAGCCGCCAACAACTTCATTGATCAGGGTGTGCGTAGTTATGCCTATTAAGTTCTCATCTAAGCTGCTCCTTGCTGCTCCAGATACGGAGGGTAAGACCAAGGAGTTTTGGGAATATATAACTCCAGCGATGGAACCTTCTTGGAAGCGTTACTACAATCAAGACAAGCAAGAGGTCATTGTCTACACAGGAATCCCTGAAGATCAAGAAGGGATATTCTCCATTGTCATCAACGTCAATGCTGTTGGATTCGCTTACAACGAGATGGAAGATGAATGGCAAGAGGCCCCTGGTGGAACTGTAGATTTTGAGATGGTTGTCAACCTAATTCATGGACAGCAGACCAATAAGATCTACGCCTATCCTCCCCCAACTGAACTCTATGAGGCCGTCCAGGATGGAGCTACAGCTCTTGGCTTCACGCTCAACAAAGTGCAATACTCCGTGAGGTCCCTATGAGGTTCATGGCCAAGCTGCTCAGAGCAGATCATGATCCAGATGCAGAACTGTTGCGCCTTTTCAATGAGTTGAGGGAATATATCACCCCAACGGTTCGACAAGCCTATCCCATGTGGGAGATCGATGTGTGGGATGAAGGATCTAATCCAGCCATGCATGTCATCAATCCCAACAAGGGTGAGGCTATAAGAGAAATCGTATTCATCCTGGATGATACCAATCCAGATGGTCTCCAGGCTCAGATCTCTTTGCTGCTGATTCGTCTCCCGGCCACAAGTTTAGTGAAGCGTAGAGGCCTGTTAGCCCAATACAATGTTGATCCTGGGGTTCTAGAGGCTTTTGATGATGCCTGTCTGGCGCTTAATGCAGAGAACAAGGGTGTTAAGAAGTATTCTGACCTCTGATGACTCGTTTCTCCACAGAATCAGGTATAATGGACCTGGAGGTATAGATGAAAACCCTGGTAATTCACCCCGAGGATCGGTCAACCGATTTTCTGACCCCGATCTACGCCGGTAAGGGGTTCGACGTTCTTAAGGCCAGCCGTGAGGATTTAAGGCACACTATTCCGGACTACGACCGAGTGATCATGCTCGGCCATGGAAGTCCCAACGGGCTGTTCTCCCTGGGCAAATTCCCCGGCGCAATGGCCATTGATCCAGAGCACCGGCTAGCCTTGTCCAATAAGGATAATGTCTACATCTGGTGTAACGCCAGCACCTTCGTGGTTCGCATGGGTCTCACCGGATATACTTCTGGGATGTTCATCTCGGAGGTCAGTGAGGCCTTGTGGTTTGGGATCAGGGCCACTCAAGCCCAGATCAATCGCTCTAACGATCTCTTCGCTGAGGTCTTAGGTGAGTGCTTAGATCTTCCCGATCGCATGGCCCGAGTCCGGGCGCTCTACAATGACCCCAATTGCCAGGTGATCAACTACAACCGTAACCTGCTGTGCCAGGTGAGCAAGTAGCCTAAGATCTCAAGGCCCCGTAGCTCAGTGGTCAGAGCGATGGACTCTAAATCCGTGCGTCGTGGATTCGAATTCCACCGGGGCTACCAAGATCAAGTAACCTAGGCTTTCCAAGTCCTCAATAACGAGGCACACAGCATCCAGGAGGAGCTATGAAGTATTAGCAGCGTCCACCCTGACTCTGACGAGATCCGGCAAACACCAATCAATTCAATTCGGTTAAACCCATTTCTCATAGGAGTCTACGATGACTACCAACACCAACACCACTCGTCCAACTTTTACCCCTGAACAGAAAGAGGCATGGAACAAAGCCAAGCTTCTTCTCAAGGATCTCATCGCCAAGGGCCAGACGACCCGCCTACGTGCTCTGCACATCGCGATGAGTGAGCTCAGAGGGACCTTCAGGAAGCACAAAGGTCTCATTGAGCAGCCCTCCTCCAAGCCGGACAAGCGCCGACAGAAGGAGTCCTTGGATTCTCAGATCCGCCTTCGGGAACGGATCGACGAATGGAAACTCTACCTCACCGATCCTGGAGCTCACAAGCTCTACATCATCGTCAAAGGTGGAATGTCTCCTTCGCAGAAGGCTGTTCAGGCTTCGCACGCAGCACACCAGTTCGCTAAGGAGCATCCCCATGCTCCCTGGATCAACGGCACCCTGGTGCTCTTGACTCCGGATCCGAACTACAAGGATTGGCGCGGAAAGGGTATCACCCTGGAAGACTTCCATCCTGTGGACGCGAACGGTCACTGGAACAGTGAAGGCAAGTATATGACCATCTGGCGTGAGCCGGACATGGACAACGCCATCACTGCTGTGTGCATCCTCAAGGAGTTTCAGAACTCCGAGACGGGACAACACCGTGGTCTGAAGTTGCTGTGATCAAAGGCGGGGAGGCAACTTCCCGCTTCTTTTGTACAAATAAAGAATGCAAATCCTTGATTTTCATGTGGTGTTCCTCCACCCAAGGGAATATTTTTTCTCTAAGATCCTTACCATAGAAGAAGATTACAGACCCTGCTGAGGCCCTCTGTTTGGCTAGATTGATCTCTGATTCATAACCTTTGATCTCCGTGATCTCTCCGTCAACAATGAAATCGGGGTAGAAATTGTGTTCTTTTCCGTTTGGATCCAAATATTTAATAGGGTCTCCTTTGTAGCGTGTAATATTCTTTCCTATTCCTTTGCAATACAGGTAGAACGCTAACTCATAGTTCGAATTGAACAACACTCCGTCATAATATCCATCATGACCTTGAGGTGTTACACAATGACTCTTTTGAGCTGAACCCGCTTTTGCTGCAGATCTCTTACGGATCTCTTTCCGACACTCTCCCTCACATGTTTTGAGTTTACCTACCAAAGGCTTATTGCAAATCAAGCAGGGATGCTGAATTCTATCCTCGAAAGGTTTCTTTCTTCCAAGTAGTTTAGATCGAACTTTGTCCTTCATTTCTTGAGGTTGAATTCTACCTTTTGAATTGAAGCTGGAAGAACAAGCACAACCACAAAATGTTCTTCTTCGATCCTTAGTCTGGAATTCCTTCTCACAGTTTTTGCATTGTTTGATAAACACTTCCGCTCCTAACCAAAGGACAGGAAGTTCAACTACGCCTCCATAGCTCAGTGGATTAGAGCGAATGCCTACGAAGCATTAGGTCCCCCGTTCAAATCGGGGTGGAGGTACCAATTCTGGGCGGTTCGAGCCCGTCAGGGAGTACCATTTAAAGGCTTTCAGATTCGGGTAGAGGATGAATATGCGGCTTCTATCTAAACTCCTGCTTGCACACAGCACTACAGATGTTGAATCTCCGGATGGGTCTCGCGTGATCAAATTCCAGGTGACATCCAAGATTCCCGAGCTGTCCCCATGGGACATTGAGATCATCATCGAAGAGAACAAGATCACTGTGACCATTCAGGATGAAGGCCAGTCCCGCTTCAACCCTTCTTCAATTGGTGAGCTCAAGGCCACTCTCATGCGTCGGGTGGACGCTATGTACTCTGAGATTGTTGCTTTGAAGAAGTATCCAGCCCTGCAGGTGGAACAGGCCCTAGCTGATATGCGATCCCAGATCGTAAGTGTCTTCGAAGAAATCTCTCCTACCAAAGCGGCTCCCTGGTACAAAAGACAACGGTAACTTAAACCTTAATGGCGTATACCTCAGCTGGTAGAGGAATCGGCCGATAACCGATCTGTCCCAGGTTCGACCCCTGGTGCGCCAACCAAATGTAATCGGACTTCCAATCTCTCAATTCAGAGAGGATGGAAGTCCGATGAAATGTAAGAAATGTAATCAAGAAGTAGAAATCTTAACTCCCTCCGGGTTCTGTTCAAGATCCTGTGCCAACAAGCGAACTCATTCTGAAGAGACCAAGAAGAAGATTGCGGCCTCGTCTGGTGGAACATTAGAATCCAGCAAGCTTAAATCAATCGCCAATAAAGTAAAATGGGCAGATCCAGAATATAGGGGTAGAGTCACTCAAGCTAAAATCAAGCAAGCAGAGGCTGTTGGTTGGGACAATCTCAAATGGGGAGGTAAACGGAATTGGGTGCTTAGAGATCAATCCGGGGCCTGTGCAAGATGTGGGGCTAATGAATGGCTCGGAGAACCCTTGAGCCTTGAAGTGGATCACATTGACGGGGATCATAAGAATGAGTTGAGAGAGAATCTGATCGCCCTCTGCCCTAACTGCCATAGCATCACTCCAACTTGGAGAGGGAAGAAGAAAGCACTTCAGGTATCTTAATAAGTTGCCCATGTAGCTCAGTGGTAGAGCACCACCTTGGTAAGGTGGGGGTCTCCGGTTCAAACCCGGATGTGGGCTCCATGTATTCAACACTACTGTACCCTCCCTCATGGAGGGTATTGTTATGTTAATCGGAATTCAGGGCAAGAGTGGGTCCGGTAAGACCACGTTGGCTAAGCTCATCGAGGCCAAGGGGTTCTTTCGGGTTTCCCTGGATGATCTTGCCAAAGACCTCACACCGCATCTCCTCCCGCAGATCGCCAAGGAATTTGGGGGTCATTTGGTCAACAATGGTGTCCTAGACCGTAAGGGGCTGGCCGAGGTAGCCTTCGCGTCCAAAGAGGCATTGGATCGCTTAAACGCCATCTTTCAGGATCCCATGTGGGATGCTCTGCGCGACCAAATGAAACGTCACAACAATGTGGTCGTTGAAGGCTACAGCCTACCGTCTGGTTTGGAACCAGACAAAGTCGTCCAGCTTATGGCTGATGATGCCCTACTCATTGCAAGACTGATCCAGCGGGAACCCTGGACACCCTATGAGGCCCTCAAGGCCCGGTTGGCGCTTCAGGAGCAATGTGGTATTGAGGCAATGCAGAGGCACGGCACTGCGGCATGGTTCTATCAATCATCAGGTTCCAGAGAGGCTCTTCAGGATCTGGCCGACAACCTCACTGCACCTTCAGAAGCTGTCTGGATCTTCTAATTCGTCTGTGAACACACCAACCATGTAATGGTATTTGGGCTCAGGTCCCCAGGTGTCTCGGAAGCCAGCGGCTGTTAGAACATCAATAATGTTCTCCTTGACCTCAGGGGCTACCCATCCCAGGATGGTTGCGAAGATGGTCTCAGCATCTGATTGGAGATTTAGATCCACGGCCTTCTTGTCGTAGGTGGCCTCTGGGCTGTAAACCATGATGCTGGCGTTACGGTGGAAGAATGAGCATTCAATGTTCTTGAGATCTGGACTAATCTCTTTGATCTGGTTCTTGATGCCCAGACATAGGTTCTGAAACCACTCATCAACGGAATTCACGTATTCCTTGTTGACTGCAGCCGCTTGCTTCCAATCAATCTTGCTTCGGCCGTCCTGACGGAATCCATTGGCGACTAACCAGTCTTGGATGATCTCTAGGACTGAGCGTATGGCTGGGCCATTATAGTCCAAAGGTTCTACCTGAGTGTGTACCCACCACTTACCATCTTCATCGGGGGTGATATCCAGATTGAGACAATCCACTTCTCCGGTTTCTAGATTCACGCCATAGGAATTATCTTCTGGAAACGAAGCATCATCAAAGCTCACAAACATTAGGAACCCACCCTCGTAGGATCTCTGGATAGTGATCTCATCTACCTCTTCAACCTCCTCGATTGCATGAGCTAGATCTCGAACAATCTGAGGAGGATGAGTCAGAAGTTTGAGCTTAGAGAATGTCTTGCCGGGTCTAGGTTGGATGTATCTTCCGTTCTCCCTCTCCTGGAACCCTTGGGCAATTAGCCAGTCCTTGATGTTGTCCAATAACTCCTGGTAGCCTGGTGCTGGCTCATTCTCAGCCACCATCAGGAACGTAGCCTCACCGGCGGTATTGCGGGAGTAACGCAGACTCACCCACTCTGAGGCACCGAAGGGATCTGAGTCAACGGGCTTAGCGTCAATGTCCCAACGTTCAAGGAGATTCTGGGTTGTCACCCGCCCAGAGATATCTTTCAGATATGCAACTAGCTCCACCACGAGTGGCGGAGCCGGTTGATTTGCTCTCTTGAGCAGGGGTGCTGCAAGCCGCATTAGCTCTCGCCCTTCTCCACAGCCTTCTCCCACTCACGGACAGCTTCCATAAGCATGGCTTCCAACCCATCGGGGAGACGAGTGACCTTGTGACCTGCCATGGCTTCAATGTAAGCCTGGAGGGTGTTGCTGGAGAAGTCTTTGTAGGCCTCTCCGAAGTCCTTGTGCACTTTGGGGCTAGAAGCAGCCACCAGGATCGCATGAGCGATAGCCACCGTATAGGCGCTGCCGGACAAGGAGTTGATGTCCTTGATCAGCGCGTGGGGATCCGCAGCGTAGATCATCTTGTCCAGGTTCTTCTGGGAGTTGTCGTCCAGGGTGACCAGGGCTGATTCAGGAACCATCTGCCAAGTCTCTTCAGTGGGCCGGACAGCCTTGATGATGGGGACCAGCGCAGGAGGGATTGAAGAGGCGATGTCTACGTAAGGGAGGCCCAGCTGCTTTGCCGCTGCACGGAGAGAGGGGATGTCCGACTTACCTCTCTGGCTACCATAGCCCGAGGATGCAGTCTCATAGCAAACCGCATCCGGAGTAGTCCAGATCTGGAGCAGTCTACCCTTCTGGGAACTCACAGCGTAACGGGAGACGTTGCCACGACGGAAGACAAAGAAGTCACCCTGGGGGATATAGTTCTTGGCCAGAGACCGAGAGGGCCAGGGCCAACCAACGCACCAGGTCGCAGGAGGGTTCTTGGTGTTGTCGCAGAGGAGATTGGCGGCACGGAGCACAGTGGTGTTGCTGCTAGCCGCGCACTTCCACAGCTGCCAACCACCCTGGTCATAGATCAGCTTGGCACCGGCCTTGATCTCTTTCCACTCCTCCGGGGTGTAGACGTCATCCTCTCGGTCGCCTTCACCCTTCTTCTTGCCCATGGCCTCGTCGACAGCGGTCTCCAACTCAGTCAGGTTCTTATACATGGCGATGTTGGCGGCTTGACCTACGAGCATGTTCTTCTTGAGGCAGTCCCAGGTGTTCTGCATCAAGGGCTTGATGGTGAAGCCATCCTCAGCGTCTTCCATCAGGATGGAAGGCTCCGGGCCGTACATGCACTTGAAGAGGAACATATACAACAGCTTGCCCTTGGAGTTGGTCTGAGCCTCAGTGGGGAGCAGCTTGTCGAACAAGGCACCAACGGCCTTCAGACTCTCATCGTCCTTAGGGAAGTTGGGATTCTTCCCGAACTGAGTCTTGGCGTCGTTGAGGACGGCATTGGAAGCGGCTGTGACGAGAAGTTTGGATGAGAATTTCATTACTGAACTCCGAATTCTTTGCAGTATGCTTCCCATAGAATTGCCTTCCCGTTGGGGGAATTCTTCTTCTGTTGGATTGCAGGTTCACCGGCCTGAAATCTTCCGTGGAGCACATCTCTGGCGTATACGAAGCTATAACGAGCGTTGGTGGCAATGGACGCCTCTCCACCCTTGAAAGGCTTCTGGGTCTGCAGGGCATACCATACAGCTACCTCCGGATCCTTGGCCAACACTGGCTCAGCCTTGGGCCAAGCGTCCTTGATCTTGCAGATCTCCATGTAGGTCTTCAGGGACTGGGCGGTGCCCTTGTCGCTAGAGAGGAGGATCTCTTCCTGGGCAGGGGTTGCACGCTGCTGAGTCTTGCGCACCTGGTAGATGATGCCTGCAGGTTTCTCGGTGAGAACCTTGTTGTATTCCGCGACAGCCGTGGACTTGAACTTGAACCGAGTCAAGCACGTGATCACAAGGGGAAGCTCATTGGGTCTAATCATGTTGAAGCCAACTCCATCTAAAAGGGGTTCCACAGCCCAGTATCCTAATCAGATTACCGTGGAGGTAGAATATGAAGGCAGGTTTTACAGACATCATTGCATTGACTGATATCAGTGGTTCAATGCGTCAAATCAAAACGGATGCGGAAGGTGGATTCAACGCATTTGTCGATGAACAGAAGTTGGTTCCAGGTGTGGCTAACATGTCGCACTACTTGTTCGACGATCAATACGAGACGCTGTATGAAAATCTCGCATTGAGTGAGGTTCCGGCCTTTGTGCTGCACCCCCGTGGAATGACAGCCCTTTTGGATGCAATTGGTAAGACCATCACTGCTAGGGGAGCTTATTATGCCTCTCTTCCGGAGGAAGAGCGTCCAGAAAAGGTAATTGTTGTAATTACCACAGATGGCGGAGAGAACGCCAGCCGGGAGTACACCTTGGAGAAGGTCCGTGAGCTCATCACCCAGCAGACCGAGGTCTACAAGTGGGTGTTCGTGTTCCTGGCTTCCAATCAGGATGCCATCCAGGCCGGTGGGGCCATGGGGATCTCCGCTGACTGCTCCATGACCTTCGCCAACAACGCCAAAGGCACACAGGAAGCCTACAAGAGCATGAGCAACAAGCTGGGAACCTATCGTTGCTTGGCCCAGGCTGACGTCGCCAGAGGAGCCACGTTCTCCTTCGACGCCGAAGATCGATCCAAACAGGACGAAGCTGGCCTTTGAGAATCATTCCTGAACCTAGGAATGATAAATGCTAACTTCTCGTCTACTCAAACGTGCTGATGCAAACCCGGACCTGGTGGAGAGAATCCATCGGGTCCTTTCAACTGGGGATATTCACAATCTTGTCAAGCTGGCCTATCAGCTAGAGTCCGAGAAGGGAATGCGTGGCTATGCTGTCACGGAGGAGTGGGAGGAGCTTGCTAGAGTCCACCCAGAATCCTTTGAGACCCTCAAGGACATGCTGACTGCTCAGGGAGAAGAGCTTGGAGATTTGATCGAGGAAGATGGTAATGAGGGTGGGGATATCCCCTGGCTCATTGCTCCGTCCGTGATTGAAGAACTTACCCCCTACCCACGTGGTTTCTTCATGACCGCCCCAATCACGGTTGTCTTGGATGCCTATTTCGGTATCTGCTACCAGGATCAGAGAGATGGTCATCGCTTTGAGAAGGGTTCCAAGAAGATTATGATGCAGCGCATCAAGGGCACCTATCGCAGATGTTCCAAATTGATGGCGTTATCTTCTGAACCTTGTCTGTCTGGAATCTCTTGCTCTGGGCCAGAGGCTCTGATTGATATCTATGGTGAGAAAGATGTCATGAGCTGGTGGGATACTGTGGATCCTCAGGAATGGGAACGTAGTCTCATGTGTGGTGTAGCCGATTGTTTCATTGAGGGTATGAACGATATTCAGCAAGCACAACATCTCCCGAACAACCATGCCCCTGGTGGGGCCTTGGGTAACAACGGTAACAATCCCCCAGATATAGATCAGGATGGCAATGAGATTGACGGCTAAGCTTCTCAAGAAAGCAAACACTATGGATGAGGCCCAAGTGGTAAAGCTTCTTGAGCGAGCCATTGCAAAAGGGAGTATTAAATCTGTAGCTAATCTGGCTTACAAGATTGATAACGATCTTGGTTATGGGTGTTGTGAAATCTGGGAATCAGTCTCCGATGAGGCTAAAGAAAACTTCGGAGATCTCCTCCTTGCTCAGGGAGAAGAGCTTGGACGTTGCATCAAGAACACTACCTACGGGGGAATCCCTTGGCTCATCGCTCCCTCAACGCTAGATCCAGGGAACACCAAATGGGCTAATCAATGGTTAAAGTTTCCCAACAGAGCATTCATCACGGCACCTCTGGTTGTAGCTGTAGATGAATACTTTGGAATGTGTTATCATCGTGAGCGTGAGCATGAACGATTCCAGCCCGGAATCAAAGAGGTTCTCATCTCCAGAATCAAAGCCGCCTATCCTGATCCCAATGCGATCATGCAGGCTGCGACCAAAGAGGAAGTGGTCTCTTCGGGTCTAGCTGTGGCTAACGCCGATGACCTGATCTTGATCTATGGTCGGGAACCTTTGGAGCAGTGGTGGGCTAATGTTGACTTCCCTGCGTTTAAAGCTAAGTTCATGTATGACGTGGATTATCTAGAGGAAACGCTCGATAATGCTTTTAACCCCGGTGGGCATCAGGCAGAGCTTCCTGATTTTGAAGACTTTGATGGCCAATAGATAACCTAGAGCTAACTCAAAGGTTACCATGAAGAGTAAGAAGAATTTCCTGCTGAAGTTGCTCGTGGATCCCCTTCCGATCCTAGACTATTTCATGCGTGATGATGACTACGACTTGATCCAAGCGATTATGAGTGAAGAGGGAGTTCAGGAAGCAATCTCCATTCACACGATTGATCCAACATATGCCAGACATATTGCTGATCGAATGCATGTTGAGCATCCATGTGTGTATCCAGAGCTTAGATCTGAGGACGTAGAGGCTCTGATGGCCCGTCCAGTCTCGACTAAGATCCAAGGGTTCCTTCAGGATCGAAAATTCCCGCTGGAGTTGATCCCCAAGTATGGAATCAGTTCCTGGAAGTATGAGCACCATAACCTTCAGTCCCTGGCCAACTATTTCCCCTTCAACCTGGAGGCTCTCAACCGAGCCTCTGTGGGCCTCATCCAACATGGTCTGCCTGTGATCCTCCCATTAGAGGAGACCATGACCTGCCTGAGCCGGGATCGTCAGGGTCAGGTGAACAACATTGTGTTCCGCTTCACCGAGGGGCCGGTGGCTAAGATTATGGCCAAGTGGTTGTTCTCTCATGGCCGGCAAGCTACATTTGGATTGGACCGAATAGATCCTACCAAGCCGGTGTATGTCGTAGAGGGGTTCTTTGACTACATTGCTATGGTAGAAATGGGTTTTACCAACACCATTGGCCTTGGTAGTGCCTTCATCTCAGAAGCGCATGAGCGGTTCTTAGATGGGCTGCAATTGGTCTTTGTCCTGGACTCCGATGAGGTAGGGAAGAAATACACGGACCGTCTACGGGAGGCCGGTAGGTCCGTGCTCTATCTCAACGATGAGCTCAAGGATCCTTACGAGTATTGGATCCAGCGTGGCACTTTACGATTCAACGAGTGAAGACAGGAATTATAATGAAGCTTACCTCCAAACTCCTTATGTCCGCTGCCAAGAAGCGCATCTCCATCACTCCTGATATGCTTGAGCTTCTCAAGCGAGTTTGGGACAATCCTAATATCAAGCCTACGGATATCAGTAAGATCCCCCATGCGGCTAAGACCCTCAAGGCGTTGATGGGTAAGGATCTGTTGAAGCTCAATGGACAGTATCTCTATGAGGTCACGGATCGTGGATTTGATCTCCTGACCCAGACTCCCCGTTGGAGTGGAGATACCGTGGACGTCTACAACAACAAGGTCCAGGTGTGGAATCTCGTGGACATGGGCGATCACTTCGAACCTTTCTCTGCAGAGGCCACTGTGCCTCAGGTGAACCAGCGTAAGGATCTCCCTGCAGAGAAGGAGCGCAGAACCTTCTATGACCCGGCCCTGCCCAAGGATGGTTCAGACAAGACCGCTGCTCCTGGGGATCAGTATCCTCCAGAGTATGGGGGTGAAGAAGACGATAGCGACGATTCTGAAGAGGATCAAGTTATTAAACGAGCGTTGAATCTGAAGGGTGAAGACTTTGTTGAGTTCATAAAGGACCTGGATCCCGAGGATCTTGGGCTTTGTTCAAATGACACCAAGAATCTTTATCTGGAAAGGCTCTCTGAGAATTCCGCTTCCCTCAAACCCCTGTGTCCAGACCATGGGATTGTTAAGGCTCTGTGCCCGTCTGAGCTTGAGAGTGAGGAGGTCATTGGGGGCAGCACTGGGATGCATTTCCCCACTGATGTGATGATCGAAAATTGGAGTGTGGATGACCTGATAGATGAATATTTCGGTCAATGCTACAATCAAGATCGGGATGGTGGTAGATTTGAAAGGGGTTTCAAGAAAGCTATCGCCGCTAGACTCCCTCAGTTAAGTCCAGATCTTAGGACACTATTTAATACAGGTATCATGACAGACCTGTCAGAATTGTACGCTGGATTAGCCACAAAGGAAGACATGTACCTGATCTTCAAGGGCTATGGGATGGATCCATCTCTTGAATATAATCCTGAGGATGTCCGAGATTGGCTCACCACCAAGGGTTTCAACGAACACATGGACACCCAGCTTGAAGAGCTGCTCAAAGGGGCTGAAGAGGCATGATCTTCCAGGCCAAACTCTTAGTCTCCGCTGACGGGATGGATCGCTCCGCTTTGCATAAGCGGAGATTTGCCGATCTAGTCCTAGAGTTTGAAGCCTATTTGAAAGAAGATAACCCAGATCTTGAACTCATTGTTCTGACAGGCCTCACGCAATATCGTGTTGGATATAAGGTTAGAGAGAATGACCTTCGAGTGGAGCCTACAGATTTCAGATTGTCTGGTGAGGTCGTACAGGCCTTTGTAGATTCCTCTGATGCTCCTGTCTACGGAGATCTTTATGAGACTTGGTTGCTCGCCAAAGGTTTCAGGGAAAATAAGAAGGCCCCAGGCTGGTGGGTGCTCCCGCTAACCTAGCCTGATGGACTACACACCGACCCTCTCTGTATTAAGAAATCTGATCAACCAGCCGCTCCAATGGGTTCCGGCGGGTAAGGACAAGAATGGGGATTTGCAAATCAACAAAGGTAAGACAGAGATGTTGTTCCGGATGCAGATGGGGAATCCTGTTTTGGTTGCTTTGTGGCCAATTGACTTCACAAGATGGGGTGTGAATCCCGTCCTTGGACTTGAAGACCATGAGAAGCGTGTGCTTCTACAAATCTTGAAGGATTTCGACAGACTCTCCTAACACCTGTGTAACCTAGTGTCCATGCATCCCATGACGGGATCGAAGGAGGGGACATGCGTTACCAGGAACACGTTTCTCAGAAGGTCACTTCTCAGCAGGAAGAGGTCTTCGGTAAGAGCCAGGTCAAGAACAACGCTGGTGGTTTCGTCTTCAAGATCGACGACCAGGCGCTGTTGAACAGGTTCCTCATCCTGGGAACCGAGAAGGGCAGCTACTACGCCGGGGAACGCAAGATGACCCAGGACGCTGCCAAGACCATCATCGAGATGATCAAGCACAACGGTGAGGCCGTGGTGCAGTTCGTCGTGCAGGTCTCCGACGCCGGTCGTGCACCCAAGAACGATCCCGCGATCTTCGTCCTCGCCCTCTGCGCCACCTACGGTGACGAGAACACCAAGAAGGCCGCATACGCCTCCATCCCCCAGGTGTGCCGAATCGGGACTCACATCTTCCAGTTCTGCGACGCCGTGGTTGCCATGCGCGGCTGGTCCGCAGGTCTCCGTCGTGGTGTGAGTAAGTTCTACACCAACAAGACCGAGGACCAGGTGGCCCTGCAGCTGATCAAGTACCGTCAGCGTGGCGGCTGGACCCACCGGGACGTTCTGCGCCTCGCCCATCCTTCCGCAACTGGCGTGATGAACGACATGTTCCGCTGGTCCGTCGGTAAGGAAGTGGAGAATCAGCTCCATCCCATGATCGAAGCCTTCATCCGGCTGCAGGAGACCCAGAGCGCCAAGGAAGTCATCAGCCTCGTGCGTGACAACCGGCTCCCCTGGGAGGCCCTGCCCACCGAATGGCTCAAAGAGTCCAAGGTCTGGGAAGCACTGATGGAGAACATCCCCATGGGTGCCATGGTCCGCAACCTCGGTCGTCTCAGTGCCCTGGGTCTCACCGGCCCTCTGAGCGATGCCACCCAGCGGATCACCAAGCTCCTCGGTGATCAGGAGGCCATCAAGAAGGCCCGTCTGCATCCGCTCAACCTCCTCGTGGCCCTCAAGACCTACGAGCAGGGTCACGGCGACAAGGGAAGTCTCACCTGGTCCGCCAACCCCAAGATCGTCTCCGCTCTCGACGAGGCCTTCTACCTTTCCTTCGGCACCGTCGAACCGATGGGCAAGAAGACCCTCAGCGCCCTCGATGTCTCCGGCTCCATGGGCTGGGGCAACATCGCCGGTCTGCCGCTCACCCCGGCTCAGGCCTCCGCTGCGATGGCGATGCTCCGTGTGCGTGTGGAAGAGCAGCATCACACCATGGGCTTCTCCACTCGGCTCGTGGACATCCCGCTCACCAAGCAGATGAGCCTCGACGCCGTCACCAAGCGGATCGCCGGGATCTCCATGGGAGGCACCGATTGCTCCCTGCCGATGGTCTGGGCCCAGAAGAACAAGATCCCCGTCGAGGTCTTCGAGGTCTACACCGACAACGAGACCTGGGCTGGCGCAATCCACCCCTTCCAGGCGCTGAAGTCCTACCGCAATGCCATGGGCATCCCCGCCAAGCTGGTCGTCTACGGAATGACCGCCACCGAGTTCTCCATCGCCGATCCCAGTGACGGCGGCATGCTCGATGTGGTCGGCTTCGACACTGCGGCCCCGGCTGTGGTCACGGCCTTCGCCAAGGGCTAACCCCTTCAACCTACGAGGCCCCTTCGGGGGCCTCATTCATGTGGAGCCTCTATGGCCAGCACACTTGAATTGGTCAACAAACAGGATGGGTCTCTAAGCCCTGAGCAGGTGGTCTCTGCAGATATGACAAGGATGATCTCCAACCTCTATGTCTACAAGCAGATGCTCGGCCCTGAACGCAAGGACGAGAAGGATGTCATCGAGGATATCCGGGGTGATCTCACCAGGCTCCGATGGTATCTGGAGCAGCACTTCGCATTCAAGCCTGAGGTCAAGAAGCCATGAGTGACATCAAGAAGGACGACATAGTCTACGTCACCGGATATGCCCGAGTGCGCTTCAAGGTCAAAGAGATCAAGCCCAAGGCCAAGGATCCTTTCCACCTGGTCTATGCTGCCGTCAACGGAGACGCCGAGAAGGAATTCGGCTGGGCCAATGCTAGCGAGATTGAACTCGATCAAGTCTAGCAAGCATCCCTAACAATCTATGCTTGCGAATGGCCCCCAGTTGGGGGCCTTTCCATTGCTGTTTTGGAGATGCTTATGCCTTGGCGATCCAAACTAGCAGCTAGACGGAGAGCTCAGACCATCTGGGTCCGGGTCACCTTTAATCCCACTCATTTTGTCCTACCTGATGGCCAGTGGGTCTACCCACCCAGCGTCAAGGGGACGATGTTGGACAGCTTAAACGACCAACCCTATGTGGCCGTTGAGGTCCGTAAGAGTGATCGTGGTCCAGGGCTATGGACGCTCCTATGGGCTGGGACACCCAGGGAACTTTGGAAAGAGGGAGAGCCCACAGCGCCTCCTCTGGATTTTGGAGATTAATGCTCCAAGAGATCCGTTCCGCATTCCTATCCAATGACAAGCACCTTCTGAAGGCATCTCTGGAGATCGCCCGGAAGGGGATCAACCTAGACGTTCGTAATCTGGAGATGCGTCCTAGCCATGCCAGCAGGTTTGAATTGGTCTCAGGGATGGAACTCAGCGGGGAGACACAATGTAGATATATCCCTTCTAGGAATTCATTCCTCTGGAGGATCCAGATAGCCGATCGGGAAGACCGGAACGAAATGTTCTTCACCTTCCTGCATGAGCTGAGACATGTGCATCAACAACTCCAGCAAGCTCACAATAATCTTCAGAGCTATTGTGAGGCAGAAGAGTTCTATATAGAATTGGGCTTCTTTGTTCAGGATGGTGACGAGGCATATTACTCAGATACAGCTGAGATTGATGCATATGCCTACGAGACCGCAATGAAACTGAAGTTTCTCAACCTATCTATGGATAAGATCCCTGAGGTATATCCTAGGGTGCAGCGATGGTACATAGACGGGTTAGGTGAACGGATTAAGAAGAAGTTTTTATCTAAGGTCTATAGGAGACTTACTGATGGGCAAAGCTAGATGACACACGAGATTGAGTTCAAGTATTTCACTCGTAGAGATCTCGAATCCAGAGGTTGGACAAGAAAGATGATCAAGACCCTTATTGAGCCTCGCTGCTTAGCAATCAACGCTGATGTGCCCAATGGGGCGTTCATGAACCTCTATGATGAAGATGAAGTCCTCCGGGTGGAACGCTCCCCAGAATTCCGTGAGAAGCTAGGTAGGATCCGAACCAAAGAGGCTAAGCAAGCCGCCACCAATAAATGGGCTAGGAACGTCAAGATCAATTTGACCGACAACCTTGAGCTATTGGCACTAGCAGAGTCCCTGCACACAGAGGATGACCAAACCCTGGTAGCGTTTATCCGCCACCACTTCTGCAACTACGACAAGCTCATGGATTCTTGTGATGATCGTTTCGGTGGTAGGGCGGCCAAGGAGATCATTCGTATGCGAGTGCTCAAGCTGATCGCCAAGACCTATCCGGGCCTCCGGAAAGGTTGCACCCGTCAGTGGAGTAAATGGTATCGGGTAGATTTAGCCTTCTAAGTAGTGATGGTGACGAATGAGATTCACAGCCAAGCTCTTAGTAGCTGCCGACGATAAGAAACTGACCGCCTACATGATCAAGATGGGTGAGCGAATCTATCAATGGGCTAAGAGCGCATTCCCCGACAAGGACATTTACAAGTTGGTAGATGACGGTCGTGATTACAGAAGCAGTGACAATGGATCAAAGGTTACCATCCGGTTCAGAGATGAAGGAGGTTATACCAAGGATCTGTTCACGCTCTGGATTAGATCCCATGACGTAGATCCAGCCAATGGTTTTCCGGTGCTCCAGGGATCCTATAATCCTAGCAAGGAATTTGATATCGATCCAGAGGATGTAACCGATTTATTCATCAGTGCGGGCTTTAAGATGGAGCCTCACCCGGCTTACGGTGGGGATGCTATTGGGTTTGAATTCTCGCTGGGTAGTTATCAGAAATCTGAAAACACTGATGTGGTCCAGGATCTTCTTGAGGAGTTCAAGGCTCGCTTTGAACAAGGGGATTCCAACTATACTTCCTACCTGACTATGGTTCAGAAATTCGAAGCCGAGGTCAAGCAATCCCCAGAGATCAAGCATCTGCTGTTTCAACAGCTGAAGAAATTCTCAGAGGAACATAACTGGATTGTTATTCGAAATATTGATACTGAAGATTCCCCAATGGGCAGATATGAGACTGAGCAAGATCTGTTCAGTCTGGGCATCAAGGGCACCATCCGTGTCCGGATCCCAGACCTGTTATTCTTCCTATGCGGCAAGGGATATTTCAATGCTCAAGATGAGGCTGAGGTAAGCAAGATTGCTAAGAAGATCATGCGTCAGCTCAAAGACCTGGTGAAGAAGAATCCCAACAAGCTGTTTGAGTTCAATGGGCTTCAGAATCTTCTAGACTTGAGCCCTGAAATGCATAATGCAGGGATTGAGTTGCTTCGCAAGACCATTGGAGATCGCTACAACTACCTCAACTCAAGAGAAGTAATCAATAAGATCAATCAAGAGACCGATCATCGAAAGCAGAGAGATTTGATGAACTCCCTTCAAGAGCAGCTGGTCAAGGTGCTGAAGCAATTCAACAACATCGGAGGCCACGAATGGTAAGCCTCACAGCCAAGCTCCTCAAGACAGCCGTGGTCAACGCTCCAGAGACCACGGAGATAACTCAGTTCCTTCAGGAGTTTGATCCTGATGGAATGTTCAGAATCAAGCACAACGGTCGGGATTCCGTACACGCTTGCATCATGGAGGGCATGAAGGTCCTCGCCTACATAACTCATCTCAATAATGTACTCAAGGTGGATATCAATAAGAACTATACCACCAATGAGCTCCTACTCGAAGATCTAACAGATTTTCTCATCTCAATCGGGTTTCAACATAATGGATTAACATTTGAGAAGACAGTATGAAATTCACAGCTCGATTACTCAAGACCGCAGATGAAAATGATAGGGCGGAGAATGCACTAGCTAGAGAGATAGTGGATTTCCTAAATGAGTGTTCAATCAAGGCCCCCGCACCACACTCTATGGCTTCCCGCCCAACCATTAAATTTGAAGCCTTAACTTTTCAGGAAGGCCGTGTAGGAATATTTGCACCCTCAGCACAGAATGGGGAGGGATCCTCTTCCAAGTATCCTTATTTCTATGCTAAGACACTCCTTTCTATCGAATGTTATAATCAATTTGAAGGGAAAGTAGATTTCCTTGAAGTGAATATCTATTCTCTTGACAACCTAGAAGAGCAGGAGGCTTGGAATGAGACCTATAAGGATTTCAAAGAAAATCTCCTGGATTTTCTGATCTCCGACGGGTTCCACAATGTTCCTGGGTATCCATCAGCCTATCAAAAGAGCTTTCGTGAGACTTCAGAATGAGGCTTAATGCTAAGTTGCTCAAGAAGGCTACAGGGGAAATAGATCCGGATCAGATGACCAAGGATCTGAGAGCCTACCTGGCAGAGATCGATCCTGAATGTGCGGAGCAATTGATCTCCCAAGAATATTCGACCATGATCTTTTATCCCCAGGATCGTCACTTACATGTTAAGCGAGATCGGGTTGAGAAAGAGATCACACTCAAGGGTAAGGATGTGTTCAATGCTGAGTTGCTGGTGCGCATCTTTACTAGAATGTTTAAGTTAGACCCCGAGACCTATGAGATAGACCCTAATGCTCTGAATTGGGACATGGATCTGGATCAGGAGGAAGCTTACCTTGGACACATCTACAATAACCGTACGGGGCAGAACGCCGGTGAGGTCAGTGATTTCTCTGGGGATAGTGAGATGATCACGTTCACTTCATATCAGGTATGGATAGGAAATAACGTTAGAAATCGAGAAGGGATAATGGATTGGCTCGTCACCAAAGGGGGAGCATTGGAATCTGGTAAAGATGGTTCCTGTACTTGGATTCGTTTTAAGGGCGATGAGTAATCTAGATACAACAAGAAGAGCCTATGGAAACTCCAGCAACGAAACCCTACACGTTCAGCCCTACAGGGTTTGAAAAGATTGATGCTCACCATGCTAAGATTGGCCATCTGCTGCGCAAGGCGGGTAGGGCCTTGGATGCTCACCTGGAGAACCCCACCTCAGCCTCTGAGAGCTTGATCCGTAACATCTTGACCATGATTCTGATGTTCGTGGACATGCACTTCTTCATGGAAGAACGGCTCATGGGGGAAACCCATTACCCTCTTGAGTTCAGACACACCATGGGCCATGACATGATCCGGGAGGAATTGAATCAGTTGCAGGGTCAGCTATTGGTGGAGAGGGTAAACGCCGTTTGGCTGAAGAAGATCATGATTGACCTTATCCCTTCCCTACTCAAGTCTGAGGATGACAGAGCCTTGTCAGAATTCCTCAACCAAAGAGGTAAGGATGTTAGAGCTTAACCCGGACTGCATGACCTGTGGGGTCTGCTGTTCAAATAAACAAGATCCAAAGTGGATCGAGGTCACAGAACAAGATGCTGTGCTTAAGATTGACTTGACTCTGCTCCAGCAGGGTGACATCGAGACCTACGCGATGCGCCAATGTAATGGTCGTTGTGTGACACTACGGGGCAATCTAGGCGAGCGTTGTCTCTGTGCCATCTACCCCACCCGTCCTAGCATCTGTCGAGAGGTCCAGCCGGGTAGTGAAATCTGCTTGGCTAGCATTGCAAGATTCAATATCGAATCATCTGAAGAGATTTCCAGTCCCGGAAAGAACCCGGAGTCCCATGATGATCCTAATGGCTAAATTGCTCAAGCGTGCTGAGGATCCCAGGGTCAAAGAGATGATCGCCTACGTGCGCAAGAACATGTCCAAGCTACGCACCACCCTGATGATGCCTTACGGGGCAACCAAGATGGTGACCGTGTTGGAGAGTTCCCCGATGGCAGACCTGGCAGTGATCGTAGCCCCCATCGTGGTGCAGCGGGTGCAGATGACCCTCAATGACTCCACGTTCCGGCTAGCCTTGGTCAAGGTGCTCACATCCGCTAAGGCCCATCAGCTAGAAGAAGCCATCCCGGCAGACCAGAGATCGATATGAAGGCAAGGAATGATTAAAATCGGTATCTATATTTTTACCAACAAGATAAATGGTAAAGTCTATATTGGTCAAAGTAAGGATATTGATAGAAGATATAGAAGACACATCAGCAAATTAAAGAGCGGGAATAACACGCAACACTTTCAGGCGGCATGGAATAAATATGGTTCGGAATCTTTCTCATTTGAGATTTTATTGGAATGTTCTTTGGAACAACTGGATTTATGGGAAAATTATTATATTGATCTATTTCAGTCTTGGAAACGAGACAAAGGCTATAATATAAATAAGTCAGCTGAAGGTCCAGGACAATGCTCCGAAGAAACGAAGATCAGGATATCTAATTCAATGTGCGGAAGAATACACAAAGAAGAAACCAAAACCAAGATATCTGAAACTATGAAAGGGATTAAGCATTCGGATGAGCATGTTGAGAACATGTCTAATGCTCTTAAAGGAAGATCCCTCTCGGAAGAATCTAGACAGAAAATCTCAGATACCATGAAAGGTAGAGTATCCTTATTGAAAGGAAGGGAGTTTTCCGAAGAGCACAAAAGGAAGATTTCTGAATCCAAACGGAAAAGAGACAACGAGAGACGTTGCCTAGCTTCAGGGACTAGTTTATTATGAACCATTTCGCCCCATTTGCCCAACAGCTACTTGCGTATCCCGCAAGCGGTAAGGGTCTGGGGACCGAATAATCTAAGAGAACAAAGATTTTGACCTCCCCAGGCCCCTTTCGAGGGGCCTGATTTATTTGACAACTAGATAACGTAATAGGCAAGGTGGACCGGATGGTTCTGCTCCGTAAGGACAGAATGAAAGGTTGCGGTAGTAGGGATATGCTCAATGGTCTTAGGACTCAGGTTTATCACCCCGCGCTATAACTTCGTGGCATGCGGTCCATATAGCGAGTGTGGCGGAATTGGCGAGACGCCCTGGGTAGACTTCTGGATTCCTCTTAGAGGTTCTCATGAGATCTATCAAATGTGATAAGTGCGGATTTGAAATCCAAGCAGCCAATTTTTCCAGACACGCTAACGGTTGTGATGGTAACGGTCCTAGATCTCTTAGGGCCGTTCCTCACGATAAATATGTCTGTGATAAATGTGGGGTTGAATTTAGTAATAAACAATCCTATTGTGGGCACAGATCCCATTGTGGTAAAGAGAGAAAACAAACCCATCTCCCTTCAATCCCTTGGAATAAAGGGTTGACTAAGGAGATTGATCCTCGTATCGAGTCTTATGGAAAGAAGGTTTCTGCTTCTCGAATAGGGAAGAAGGGTAAACCTCACTCTCTTGAATCTCGTAACAAGATGTCTCTTTCTAGAACAAAGTATGTTCAAAGAACGGGTGGAAATGTCCCTTACTACGAAGTTCAGTGTGGGGATAAACAAATCAGAGTTCAAGGGACCTGGGAACGAAGAGTGGCTGAGAAATTGAACCAACTTGGAATTCGTTGGGAACGAAGGATTATTCGATTTGATAAGATTAGAAGATACACCCCAGATTTCTATCTCATTGATCTTCGAGTATTTCTAGAAGTCAAGGGTCTTTTGAAGCAAAATGACATCCTAAAGATGAACAAGGCTTTAGAGGATAATCCTAGAATAGATTTGAGAATGCTTTGGAAGCTCCATGCCCTTGAAGCGTTCGAATCTTCTGGGGATGTCCAGAGTATCCCTAAGTTCAAGGATCTTTGCCCGTGTGGTGAAATGGCAAACACAGTAGATTTAGGTTCTTCCGCGCAAGCTTGTCGGTTCGAGTCCGACCATGGGCACCAATAGTTTTAACAATGCGCACGTGGCTGAGTGGTTAAAAGCAGCAGACTGTAAATCTGCCGAGTCAAACTCTACGGAGGTTCGAATCCTTCCGGGCGCACCAATGTAACACAAGTGGGATATGGCGGAACTGGTAGACGCGCAAGCTTGAGGTGCTTGTTGCCGCAAGGCCGTGGGGGTTCGAGTCCCCCTATCCCAACCAATGTAACCGTAGCTCAGATGGTTAGAGCGCCTGACTGTGATCCTGTTCGGCGAGAGTTCGAATCTCTTCCTTCCCCCCAATCCAAGAGTTGTCTGGAGTTTAGTATGATCCGACTCTCTGCTAAACTCCTTCTAGCTTCTTCCCTTGATGCCAGAGATATGGCAAGGGACATGATTGATTATGTTGGGACCGGGATTCAAAGTGGGACCGGGCCTAACTGGGCTAGGGTGGATTTCAAAACTCAACCTCCCTCCTTTATGATCTTTGACTACAGGAAGACTAGAACAGAGGAAATCCATTATGTGGGGTTGAATCCTAAATTTGGAGGAATTCCTGATCCTGAAATCAACGATTTAGTTCAGGACTGGATCGCTGCCAAGGGGTATCGTTTGGAAGATCTTCCTGATGAAGAGCAGATCCCCGGTGAGGGTCCAGACGATGTAGCGAAGTGTTTGACTTTAATAATTCCACGTCATAATCAATAGGGGCTTTAGCTCATTTGGGAGAGCGCCTGCATGGCATGCAGGAGGTCAGCGGTTCGACTCCCGTAAGTTCCACCAATCTGAATGTTCCGAGGCGCTGACTTGAGGCGAATTCGAACAGATCAAGGACCTATAGGGCATCGATCGTAGACCCTATAGACAGAACGTTCAGACCCCTGGGGCCAAAGTGTTGAGGCGTGGCACGCTAGCTTTGCAAGCTTGAGGATTGGGTTGAACTCCCAGTGGCTCCACCAATCAGCAAGGGCGTATAGGGGAACCGGATAGAGGGTTTCGGTTCCCCTTAGTATGAGACTTAACGCCAAGCTACTCAAACGAGCGGACACGCAAGATTCCGATGATGCGGCCTACAAGGACGCTCAGGAACTGTGTGAGTCCATTGGAGGCTCCGTTGAAGACGCCTACGATCATGAGTCGCAGATAAGCAGATATCGGATCTCAGTAAACGGCTCGTATGTAGGGTATTTCAAGGAGGTATCCTTCCTTCCAACCTTCTACTTCTATGTTGTTCAGAATCTAGATCCCTCTGTGGTGGAAGATGTGAAGGATTGGCTCGTAGCTAACAGCTACGATGAGGAATCAGATTGTTGGTGCAAATATGTTTAGTCTAACCTCAAAACTACTCAAGCGAGCTGATCTAGAAGAAGATGCCCCCGGTGCTGAGGCTCTCATGGAGAAGATCGACGCCCTCACAGACTACCAAGGCCGGATCAAGCTCGCCAAGCTCTTCCCCTGGATCATCCCCTCAAAAGGGGACATGGAGGCCCGAGAAACTATCCCGGATGGGTATCTCAAGTATGTCACTTCACAACGCCGTAACGTTCCGCTCAACAAGGTAGAATCTGATCAGGAGTACATCTTCACGGACAAGCTCAGTGGGATCATGAACAACCCTGGTATGGTCTTTAAGATCACTCCACCCCAGGTGATCCACATGCCCTCTGGCCGTTACCTGATCGAGGACGGTAACCACCGTGTCTCTGCTGCCCTCATGGAGGGTGCTGACTTCATGGAGATGAACGTCGTGGAATATCAGGACTGTGTCAACCAGCGGACAGCTTAACGCTTGAACATCCCGGTGATCCGGTGGATGTGCCGCAATACAATCACAATTCCAGCGATGTAGCAATGAAGGTTGTCTGGGACTATCCCAGAGGCCCAATGGGCAACATAGGCCCTTCGGAGTTTGAATCTGGTGTTCACGCCCTCACGGTAGAGTTTCTTGATGCAATGTGGGCAGATCCCATGAGTGTAGCAGGGCTCACCCCTGCGCTCCGGTCTCCATTTGTCCCCAATGCGAACTCTTTTGCACCAGGCACACTGGGTCGAAAACTGGCTTCTCTCCAACTCTACTACCATAACCGCTCCAAGGTAAGGTAAAGAGTCCAAACTGTCTTTCCGGACGCAACGATTATCCCCGTTACGTAAGGGAAAAGCAAAGTTTATTTCACGTATCAAAACAATCAACTTATCAAGGACCGATAGCTCAGTGGGTAGAGCACTGGACTGAAAATCCAGGTGTCGGGGGTTCAAATCCCTCTCGGTCCACCATTCACAATTGGGGTTTAGGCTAGTGGTAAACCAGGTGGCTCTGAACCACCCTTCCTCCGTTCGAATCGGAGAACCCCAACCATCATCGGGATGTGGCTTAGCCTGGCCTAGAGCGCCTGTCTGGGGGACAGGAAGTCGGAGGTTCGAATCCTCTCATCCCGACCAATCACGGTGTGTAAGCCAGCCTGGTCAGACGACTCGCCTCGGACGCGAGAGGACGTTGGTTCGAATCCAACCACACCGACCAAATCTTTACCAGCCTTAACTATGAGACTGTCTGCTAAACTCCTCAAGCGTGCCACAGAGATCACCAAGGAAGCCTTGGAGCGATCCATGAACGAGAACTACGCACCTTTTCTGCCACCCATCAAGCTTGTGGGTTTTAAGAAGATCGTGGGTAGTGAGCGTAGTGATGAGCAGGACTCTGTGGATTACGCCATAATTGTGAAGGCCAAGATTGACGCCGAAATGTGGGGTGAGGCTGCTGCCGAGGAAGATGCTGAGCATACCTACTGGGTATGTTCTATAACCGTCTACAACGGGAACTATCAAGAGGGCGTCCATGAGTGGGATGGACCCTACACATTAGGAATGGCCAAGCACAAGATGGTAGATTTCTACTTGACCCCGGACGACGATGAAGGCTTCATAGATGTGATGGAAGATACGAAATGAGATTGACCTCTAGACTTCTACAAGCCGCCTTCAACAAGAACGATGTCTGGCTTCTCGCCAAGAGTCTTCAACAGACCTTTGGGTTTAGAAATCAAGGGGAGCATTGGGGTAGGGCCATCCATTTTAGAAACAAGATGATTATGGCGGTTTCCAATGAGGACATGGACACAACGGCCCAACGGCCAACCATCTACGTGTATGACACTGTCCCAAAAGACTATCTGGATGCTGTAGAAGACTGGCTGGTCACTCATAATTTCACACGTGTAAAGGATGCTGTGCGATCCTATTACGTCCCCACCTTTCACACCATCAAGGGGATCTACAAATGATCCGATTCACAGCCAAACTCCTCACCGCTTCCCTCTGGGGCTACACAATCAGATCCAAGGCTGGAAAGTTCAAACCCTTCTTGGTCAAAGTGGAAATGGGGCAGAGAACAGAAGTCCCATTTGAGATTGAGCGTAGATTATGGCGGGAAATGAAGAAGGTCCTTGGTGATTACCTAGATGGGTTTGAATCCATGGGTGGAGATGTAGAAGAGCATGAGTTCGAATGGGTCTCATGGAAAGCAGATTTCGATTATGAGAACAATGAGGATCATGAAGAAGCCTTAGAGGACACCATTACAGCGAAACTAGTGGATTCTCCTTTGGATGCTAATGCTCTGGAAGATGATGAAGACTTCCTCAAGGGGATCCAGGGTTTATGAACCCCGGTAACTTAGATCTCTGACCCGAGGGGATTTGGTTCACGGTTAGCCCCTCACCTAGCCAAGTAGGTATGGTCTTGATAGTCTTGGACGTTCTAGTGCCTGTCCTCGCAAGGGGATTGAATACCTCCGGCCCCTCAGCGGAGTAGCACAACTGGGGTATCATCGGGGTGTGGCGCAGTCTGGTAGCGCATCTGCTTTGGGAGCAGAGGGTCGGAGGTTCGAATCCTCTCACCCCGACCATTCAAGGAGACCATCATGGACAGCATCAAAGAGTTCAGTGGCGTCTATCGCTTCCTGAGCAACTTTCATGAAGCTCCCGTGACGGTCTTTGGCTTGACCTTTCCGAGCACCGAGGCTGCATACCAGTCTCAGAAAGAACCCGCTCGGGCTAAGGAGTTCACGATTCTCACCGCTGGTCTGAGCAAGAAGCTTGGTCGTAAGATCACTCTCCGCTCTGATTGGGATGAAGTCAAGGACGACATCATGTGGGAAGTCCTGCAGGCCAAGTTTGACCAGCACGAGGACCTACGAAAAGATCTTCTCTTAACCGGAGATGCTCACCTGGAAGAAGGCAACACCTGGGGTGATCGTTACTGGGGGACCATGGATGGGACGGGGAAGAATATGCTCGGCAAGCTCCTGATGCATCTACGCCAGATCTATCAGGACGAGGCCAAGCTTTAACTGGGGAGTCGCCAAGTGGTAAGGCAACGGGTTTTGATCCCGTCATCCGTGGGTTCGAATCCTACCTCCCCAACCATCCTTGTGATGTTGTCGGGAGGGTTGGACTCCTTGGGGATGCTTCATGTGCTCCTCAATCAACCAGAGTATTCTCAATATGATCTACATGTCCATCACATCAACATCCTCAACCAAGAGGGTAGGGATGAGGTAGAGAGTAGAGCTGTGGAGGATATCCTTGCCTATTACAGTCCTAATCCTAGGTTGTCATATTCAGAATCCACCTGTGCCTTCCCAACCTTCAACGGAGGGTTCCCCTGGGATACCGACATTGTAGCTTTCACTGCCGGGAACATCTGTTCCTTCTGGCCAGATGTTAAGCACATTGCCATTGGAAGAACCAAGTCAGACGGTGCCCCCTATGATCCAGTATCTGAATGGCGGTTCCAACGTAGCTGTCATGTGATTTCAATGTTCACAATCGTGAAGAAGCTTTTCCCGGTTGTCAAATACACTAAGCGTGAAATCTATGATTTCCTCCCCAAGGAGGTTCGGGATCTCTCCTGGTCATGTCGGACTCCACGGACGGATAATGGTGTCTACGTGGCTTGTGGCGCTTGCAAGACTTGTCTGGAAGAGCTTCCCCTTTTGAGGAGTTAGTATGGATAGACTAGTTCGTAAGAACGGAGAGATCGCCGGGGTATGCGGTGGACTCGCTGACTATTTCGACGTTGATCCAGCTGTGATGCGGATCCTCTTCCTGATCTTCTTGATCTTTGGTCCTGGTTTGCTTGTCTATTTTATTCTCTGGTTGGCCATGCCTAGTTCGTAACACATAGGAGTGAAGCTCAGAAGGTAGAGCAGAGGACTCCAAATCCCCTGGTTGCCCGTTCGATCCGGGTCACTCCTGCCAATGTATCCCCGGCCCAGTCCGGGGATTTTCTATGTCCTTTTAGATATGGTGGTTCATGGATCCGTTTAAAGAATTTGATGCTTTCATTACTTCTGATCTTGGATTGGACTGGAAGTCCATGCGCCATGACTCTCGTCAGATCGTTGTTCTACGTCCTGGTCATCAAGACACTAATAGAGTGTATGGTGACGATCCAGACTATCTTCTTAAATTTACGAATGAAACGACCCTCTTCAACTTCTATGAGCTTCTGGTCTTCCAACCGGGATTCTCTCTTTCTGAATGGGAGCAGGGGATCCTGGAGGCTGTAATCGATTGGGGCTATGCTCATGGGGGTAAGAAGTTTGTGTCATCCTACCCTATGTGGGAACTCATGAAGATCCCGAATCCAGAGAAGTCCTTACGAGCCAAGCTGCTCAAGAGAATATAATGGCCCAGATGATTAAAGAATTCAAGGTTCTCCTAGCCGAGCTACATGTCTCTCCTAAGCGCATTCGTAATGTAGGGGATTGTATACGTGTTCAGAATTCCAACAACACATACGCAATTCTAGAACTCAGCAGAGTTAACAAACAATTCAGATTAGAGATCTTGGAGAATCATGGATTGATTCCTCAAGATGAACAGATCATAGCCTCTGCTAAGCAGTGGGCTCTTGATCATGAATTCACGGACAGAGGGGAAGATGTCTTCGTTCGCCCAGACAATGATCTGGAACGAGATTTCTATATCTTCATCCGGGATCTAGGTGTTCCTGACAATTTGATCGCTTCCGAGAATGGGTGGGTTCAAGTCAGAGATAAGTTTCATCGAAAGCTGGTGTCCTTCGTGGCATACGGGCAAGGAGCAACATTGGTTCTGTCTAGCAATAAGAAATGGCTTGAGGAATCTGGTATGAGTGAAGTCTTCGAAGAATTGTATGATTGGGCTTTGTCCAAGGGTGGCCGAGCTTCAGATGCTACCGCAACACGTGAGCTTCATTTCTTCATCCACCCACAGAAAACCTTGACCTCCAAACTGCTCAAGTGCGCTGAATCTTACGCTGATGCTCCAATGGCGGATACCCGTAAGATGGTCCAAGAGCTCAAGACCACTCTTGGGGACAAGACCCTCAAGACCGAAGAGGCCCCTGTAGCCATCGTGTTGTATAGAGGAAGAGATTATCATAAGGATGAGAAGAGGATCCTCCGTATTACCTTCCAGGGCTTCGCCGCCAAGCTCTCTGATCCCCTAACATATCACTACGAGGTTCATGTAGAACCTAACCTTACACCTTCAGATCGTGAGGCTATTGAAGACTGGCTAGCCGTGCATAACTTCAAGATGGTCTTCCGAGATCTGGGTGGCCGTGAGCGTTGGGAGAACACACCTAAGCCAGCGGGATCTTTCAAGCCGGTTCTGGGTCGTCTGACAAATGCTGATCAGACTCCGGAACTCAACAAGGTTCCCTTAGATGATTTCGCTGAATATGCCCGAGGATTAGGGATCAAAGACAGCCAGATGAAGATAGATGATAAGCAAGTATTCATTCGTTCTGAAGAGGACAACATGATCGCTGCGCTCACTCATCGGCTGTGGAGTTACACTCTGTGCATTGGTAGAGGCCCTGGGGATCAAGAGCTCAAGGCTGATTTCCTTGATTGGGGCTACGCCATGGGCGGGAAGGTCCTGGAGGGGGACAAGCACAGCACCATAGTGTTCTTTGACCGATATCCCTTCACGCCGGAGCAGGAGGCCAAGGGTAAAACTAGAATGCAGGCCAAACTCCTTAAGCGTGCCACCAAGGATCAATATCTTTCTGAACTAAAGGATTTGCTACAGACCCTGGGAATCGATTGGGATGCCCCTGTTCCAGGGCTGACTTCTAACATAACCAATATCGGAACCACTTATATGGTTTTCTTGAGTCCAAATTCATATCTCCTCACCTTTGATGCTTCCTTGAACTCCATTTCTCTTCCTAAGAATTTCAAGGGGTCCGCTGAGCAGTATGATGTCATCCTGGATTGGATGACTGCAAATGGTTACAGAGAATCCTACACCAGTGGTGGGGATGTCTACTACAGAGGGCAATGGGAATGAAACTAACCGCTAAACTACTCAGAGCTGCTGAGGATCCTCAGGTGCTAGTAGATGCCGCTTCAAGCATTATTGATTTCCTTGGTGAGGGATTCTCCACCACGGTTTATCCCTCAAAAGTATTCATCAACAAAAATGTAGAGGATTTTGGTTTGTGCCTCATTGGATCCTTATTCACTTGCTCTTGGGAAGGGGGACCCACATGGGCCTTTGAGCCAGAGCCTATGCTATTTGGATCTAAGGTGTTGACCATCGAGCAGCTCAAAGATTTTGAGGATAATATGTTAGTTCTCGGATGTCATAAGACCAAGTTTGGAAGCACTGTTTTATACCTACATAGACCGAAACCTTAATAGCTCTCACGACTCCCAAGATCTCTATGAGCACCCCTGGGAGTATAGTCTTGACCAACCCATTGATTTTCGATCCCGTTTCCAGGCTAGTTGTAGAGCAGCCTGCAATCAATCCTAATGCCCCCGCACCAGGGAGCATCGTTGAGACCAACTCTGATGGGGTCATTCCACCTTCAGTCTCCGAGTATGCCGAGAACATCATTGCCGCCACAGCCCTCAATGCCGGTGACTGGGTCAATGTGTTCTCCAGCAACGGGACCAAGATGGTTCAGAAGGCATTGGCCGCCGACAAGACCAAAGAAGCTCACGGATATGTCCTAGCCGCTGTAGCCTCTGGAGCTGAAGCTCTGGTCTACTACGCTGGCCCCAACACCCAGATGCCCCTGGGGGCTTTTACTTCAGCCAGTATTGGTCAGTATGTGTATTTGAGCACATCCGTCCCTGGTGCGGCCCAGACCACTGTACCCACCACAGCCTCTCAAGCAAAGCAGATCCTTGGAACCATCATCGCCGTGAATGCTTCCACTGTGACTGTGATGGCTAAGATGTTCGACCAGCCGGACTCTCTGCCCAGTCCTGCAGGTGAAGCCGGTAAATTCCTCTACACCCCTGATGGCCAGTCCCTGGCTTGGTCCAACCTCATCGGTCTCCCTGCTGGTCAGGCCAATGGGGACCTACTGACTACCGATGGCTCTAATGCCTCCTGGACCACCTTCCTTAGCTTCTTCCCCTCCCTGGTCTCTGGTGAGTTCCTGACCAACAATGGTACAGGATTGTCCTGGGCTACATTGCCCCAGGAGCTCCCGGCTATGACCGCTGGGGAGAACGGTTACTACCTTACCACCAACGGATCTACTTGTGCCTGGACCTCTTTCCCTCAGGTGCTTCCCACCCAGACCGCTGGCGAGAGCGGAATGGTTCTCACTACCAATGGCTCAACCGCTGCATGGGCCGCTATCCCCAATCAGCTTCCCTCTCAAGGTGGAGCCGGTGGTAAGTTCCTGACCACAAATGGTACCGCGATCTCCTGGTCCACAGTTCCCAGCCCATTGCCGACTATGGTCTCTGGATCCTTCCTGACCAATAACGGCACTGCGCTCTCTTGGCAAGCCATCTCTGCCCTTCCTGCTGTGTCCTCTGGCACTAGTGGGATGTTCTTGACCAACAACGGTTCCGCTCCCACCTGGGCTACCTTCACCTTCAATGGAATGACCAACCCCATGACCACTGCTGGGGATATGATCTACGCTCCTGCTGGTGGTAACCCCGCTGTCCCAGTGAGATTCCCCATTGGTGCTGCTGGAACTCTGTTGGCTGTGGGGGACAATGGTCTCCCGGCTTGGGTATCCGCGCCCACTTCAGCTCTCCCAGCTCAGTCTGGTAAGAATGGTTTCTACCTATCCACCAACGGCACCTTTGCCCAATGGACTGCCTTGGAAGCAGGTCTAGCCGCCATTCCCTCCTTCACTGGCCAGACTGGTAAGTTCCTGTCTACTGATGGAACTAATCTAGAATGGCTCCAAGGCCTCACTGCTCCTGGTGGAATGACCTATGGAGATCTGATCCTTGGTAACACTTCCACCACCTTCACCAGATTGGGTATTGGTACTGAAGGGGCATTGTTGGCTGTAGGTACCAATGGCCTCCCCGCTTGGGTATCTGCTCCTACCTCTGCGCTCCCTGCTCAGACGGGGCACACTGGTTACTTCCTCCGAACTGATGGCACCAACGCCGCTTGGGCATCCGTAGCTGACGGCTTCTCTGGCCTACCCAACATGACGGGTATGAACGGGAAGATCCTGTCTACTGATGGTAATACTGGTGTATGGATCACCGCCACTCCGATCACCACCGAGGGCGACTTGCTCATCGGCAACGCTTCCAATGTTCCAGATCGTCTGGCCATTGGAGCTACCAATGGTATGCTTCTCGCTGTGGGCTCCAATGGTCTACCCACCTGGGTCAATCCTCCCTCTGATGCCCTCCCGGCGCAATCTGGAAACTCCGGTAAGTTCCTCTCCACCAATGGCTCGTCCGCCACTTGGGCAACCGTCAGTGTCATCCCAGCTCAAATCGCTGCCAACAATGGTCAATTCTTGGCCAGCAATGGGACTACAGCGGCTTGGACCACCCTCCCCTCCCAGCTTCCCACAATGTCCACTGGGACCAACGGGATGGCATTGACCAACAATGGTACTGCAGCCTCTTGGGTTGCCTTCCCGACCTCTCTTCCGACTATGTCCGTTGGGACCAGTGGGATGATGTTGACCAACAATGGCACTGTGGCTCAATGGACTGCAATTCCCACGGAGATTCCTTCTCAGACCGGCAATGCCACCAAAGTGTTGTCCACTGATGGGACCCATCTCCAGTGGATCACCGCACCTTCTGGCTCCGGTGGAGGAGGAACAACCCTCCCGGATCAGACCAGCAATGCCGGTAAGGTCCTAGAGACCGACGGGACCAATCTCTCATGGGTCACCCCGTTCTCTTTGCCGTCTCAGACGGGTCAGTCCGGTAAAGTCCTGGAGACCAATGGTACCACAGCCTCTTGGGTAGCTCCATCCAATGGTCTTCCCCCTGTCTCGGGTCAGGCCGGCAAAGTCCTGGAGACCGATGGTACCAATCTCTCATGGGTAACTCCTAGCTCTGGTTCAAGTGGGATGACCAACCCAATGTTTGCTCAGGGTCAGATGATCGTAGGTGGGACTAATGGTGCTCCTCAGGCTATTGGTGCTGGTTACAATGGGCAGATCCTCACGGTTGTGAATGGCATGCCTCAGTTCATCGCTCCTGTAGGCGCTGAGCTCACCAACCCAATGACCGATCCTGGTGACCTAATCATCGGTGGTGATGCAGGAACTCCTGTCAGTCTAGCTCCTGGTCTGGAAGGGCAGATTCTAGGGATCTCCGGTGGTATCCCCACCTATGTGTCTCCCACTGGTGTGTCCCCAGCTTCTGCTATGCTGGTGACTACTGAAAATGACAATTTCTGGGCTCCCTCTGATGAGCAAGGGGGTTGGGGTCAGGGTCAATCAAGTATGAATTTCCAGTTGGTCCCCTTGACGGTTGGAAATACCTTCAAGATCACAGTTGGCGGTGCCGGAAGTTGGAATGGAATTGACTCTATGGGTCTAGCCATTGACACTACTGGTGGGGGTAATGGTTCTAGTTACTTGGTTGAAATCCTTGTCAACGGGGTTTCCGTTGCTAACACACAAGCCAATTGGGATCCCAGCTGGCAGATTCCCGTATGCAACGGGGCATCTCAGCCGGGAGTTTATTCCTTCAATCAGTTCACCTATGAGTTGCGTTCGACCAGTCTTGATCCAATCAACATCACCGTTCAGATCAATGGTGGAGTAGACAATTCTATTGTTTTCTACTCTGATGACAACAATGGTAATATTGATATGGTTCAGTATACCCCTCAATTCCTGAACGGAAATGGTCAGGCATTCAACACAGAGATCTACACAGAGCAGTGGGATTACAGCTATAAGATGAGTGGTATCACCATTGATACCACACCAGATACCAACTACATCTTTATCCAGCCTGTAGGTCAGACTGCCACCCCCGGTTGGATAGGGGGTGTTCCGAACACTGGAATCTCTATCCCTTGCAATGGGGAAACCAGCCCTCCTTGGAAGGACACTCCTGAAGCAACTATGACCGAAGGTAATTGGTCTATACCAGGTTATGCTGAATCCTGGCATCAGGCTAAGGTTCCCACCTTCGTTGGAGCTAGCTACGTCTGGACCGTCGAGGGTGCCTGGGTTAATTCCCTTGGTGTTGAGATGGTCATGAATGGGGGAAACTGGGTTCTATATGTGGCACAGATCTACAGTGATATTGACCTCACTTGCGTAATCACCTTGAGCACCGGGGAAGTCCACGAGGTACACAAGCACATGGGTGTGTACTATGACCAGCCAAATTATTTCCCGAACATAGAGTATAATGGGGCGGATAGCGTCAGCATGAGCATGATCACTTATGTTCCTTCTCTGACTAACCCTTCCACGGACCCCTTTGATCCCTACAATCAAAACCTTCCTCAATATCAGATGATTGGCATGACCAATCCACAGAACTACAGCAGTAACAATCCACCTACCCTATGGTACAACTCCACTGGGAATCCTGGATCCTTTGTCTTCCCCTGTGTTCTGAATTACTATGCAAAACCCAGAATGATTTCCATGTCTCCCGTTACCGCTGCTGGTGGTAATAACATGAATCTTTGCTACACTGACGGTAACATCATTGTCACCTATCGTGGAGGAACTGGAAGCACAGGGAGTACAGATGAATACTGTGTGTTCTCTCCTAATGATGGATTCATCAATCCGATCCTGGGACCCATTGTGTTCCCGTCTGCTGGAGCCCCAAATTATCATCTGTCCTTCGCGGATGACGGGACTGTAATAGGACTTGGTTACTACGAGAACTATTTTGAGGGTGTCGTTCGTTACAAGAATGATGGCTCAAACGCTCCGACCAGAGAGATCTTTGGAACCTCACCTCCTGCCGGGGTTCCAAACCCAGTCCCTAGTAACATTCTCTGCTCAACCATGGATCCTACTCAGAGTGATACTGTCTATCTCCTTACAGGTCAATACACCCTGATGACCATGACCGTGTATGAGCAGAACTTTATTACTGTATACAATCCCTACGCTGGATTCACTCCTCTGTTCCCCAACACGATTACAACAGCGAGTAACAACTACCCCAGCAATCCAGTAGAAGGTGGAATCAATGATCCTGTATGCTTCAACGTTGGGGATAATCCTCAGCTGACCTTCCGCCAGGAGGCTAATGGTCCGACCCTGTATCTCACTGGAAGCTCACCCTATGTGGTTCAGATTCGTCTCAACTCCATGACCGTCAAGATTATCATCAATCGCAATAACCTCTGCTGCCCCTCTTTCCCCACTTGGAATTACAATGGGGACGTCTACGCCAAGGGTGACTACTTGGATAACGCTAATGCCATTCAGCAATCCATGAACAACTATTCAGGATCTATCCGGCCCTGGACTCCTTCTGAGGGAATGGTCTTGAGATTCATTGGGGATGGTTCCGGGACATTGTGGTGGTCTCAACCCATTAACATTCCAGTGTTCAATCCTCTGTATTCTCCCGATGGGATCTGTGAGACCAGCTTGACTATCCTCCGAGATGGTATTCCTTGCCGCCTGTTCCATGCAGCCGCTCAGGGAGCTTTAGGAGATGTAGCCGAGCTTGAATGCTTCCCATACATGAACACTACTCCTCAGGAATATCAGATTGTTCCCAACCCAACGGATACCGCTGATACAAACATTGGGAGCAAATCCAGTCCAAATTACAGTCCATCAGAATACTGTTACTATCGTGTTCCTTTTGAGAGCAACTCAATTGAGTTTAGACTTTTCTTCCCAGGCACAGTGGTAAACATTAGTCCAGCGTTCAACACAGCCCCCAGTGAGATGACCAATCTGGCCAACATGGGTTTCTGTGATCAGATGCTCTTTGATGCCAATGGAATTCTGCAGACCATCATTGGAAAGAATCATGCTATCAACTACGTCTATAACTCCAGTGGTGCTCTGAGTGAGAAGCATGTGGCATTCTTCCAGAGCTACCTCTCAGTTGGTAACATCATCATGGGGGTAAAGTTTGACTATTACTTCAATCAAAATTATGGAATCTCCAGCAATCCTGGTGGAGAGGGTGGAGTATAAATATGTTCAGTGCTGAATCCATGTGGCTATTCAATAGAGTAGCTCTTCTATCTCAAGCCTACACATCCGGAGTGGGTATGCTCCCCTTGGGGGCAGTGATGAGCTTCCCCAAGGACATGCCTCTTCCGGCTGGTTGGCTTCCCACCGATGGGACTTGGTATCAGGGAAGTAACTATCAAAATTACTTCAACAACCTTTCCCCTTCGAACAATCTCTCTGCTCTAACGGTTGCCAGTGTGTTTGACACAGATGGAGTAACCCCTTGGACTGGAGGTCTTTTACCCGTCCGGGATGGTAGTGCTATCATTTCCGAGGATGAGCAGAGTATCTTCCTCCCCACTAGCAAAACCACCTTTGTTCGTTCCCAGGTCACCACTGTCTCTGGAGAAACCATCTTAGGAGCAGCTACAGGTTTGGGTTATCCCGGCCTGTCTGTGATGGTCTCCGGGTCGGATGGGAATTTTAAATTCTATACTTCCCCCGATGCTGCTCCTACAGCGGTTTGGACAGATATGACCCCTGGCTTTGGGGATCCAATTCCAACCCTGGGTGGTCCTGAAACCTATTATGACTATGGTTCTGGTGTATTCGTTTTCTTGGATTCTAGCAATAATATTTGGTATTGGAATGGTGGCTCTAGCACACCACAACAGTGCAACCCTCAGAATTGTAATTGGGATGGTCGAAAGAATGCTTTTGAGCATTTCATCCCAGGGACTCCCTATCTGCAAACAAGCAATATGAGTAACCCCCAATATTTCAATGGGTTCAGTAGTGGGGCAGAGTATTGCGGATTCGAAGTCCAAGAGACCACCAATCAACAGAGAAGAATCGTATTTGCTTCTGACTATAACAATTGGAATCAGCAGCATGGAGAAATGTCCACAGTCGCTAGTGGTGTAGTTCCCGGAACCAATGATCCCCTTGGGGTGTTTGTCAATCGCAACTTCTATAGTGGAAATAACACCTATGGCCCCTTCTTAGCAGCAGACCCTGATACTGCATTAACCTTGACATTCATGAGTGGGGGAGAGGTTCCCTCCGGTCCTTACAATGCCACCGTATATCCACTTCTTCCTTCCAGCAAGAGTTTCCCAGGATATCAAGCTCAGGCCGTCAACACCATCATCGGGGTGGGTCAGATCAATCAGCAAGCTGTATTTTCAAGTGGTGATGACTCCATGCGAGTGATGGTCTCAGACAACTTCTACATTTCTGATACAAATGGAGATACGGCTGATGGGAACCAAATCCTTATCAGCCGAGATGGGAGTTCCTGGTATCAGCTGGTTGATCCAAGTCTAGTCACCCTCACCCCCTCTTTCACTTTCTCCTATTGGGGAGATACCGGAGATGAACAGTATCGCTACGTTCTGATGAGCAACGGCGTCTTGATGCTCCTGGATTTCATCAACTATGGTCAATTCCAAGTTCCTAACGTCACAGCCCCCACAGGGTTGGTCTCTGGGATTGCAATCGGGAATGCCACTTTCCCCTTGCCAGGTAACAACGGTGGTGGAGGCTAAAACTAAGGCCCCCAATTGGGGGCCTCGTTCTTGGTCTAGGTTGAGCGCAGGGGTTAGACCTTGCCCTTCACATCGTCAACCACAGCGGTGACATCCTTGGTCACGTCAGCCACAACCGGGGTCACAACTTCGGTGATGTCCTTGACGTCGGTGGTCACTTCGGCTACGTCCTTGGTCACATCAGCGACGATGGGGGTAACCACATTGGTCACATCCTTGACGTCAGTGGTGACATCCGCTACCACCACAGCCTCTTCCTGCTTGACCTTACCGCCGTACTTGAGCCACAGACCAAGGCCCAGCAGGGCCGCAACAACAATTACAATCCACATATAACCTCCTAGGGGTGTAAGAGAGGTTACTTGGTTTCAAGACAAAACAAAGCCCGATCCGAGGACCGGGCTTATATGAAGAGCTAGTAGGGATTACTCTTCGGCCTTCTCCAGATCCCGCAGGGCGGTGAGCACGGCGTGGATGGTCTCCTGCTTGGGATTGAGGGAGTTCTCGAAGGACCACACGGAGGAGCGACTGCGATCCAGTTTGTCAGCCAGGGCCTGTCCAGTGATGCTCAGGCCTTCCCGCAGACCCTTGAGCGCGGTGCCGGAAGCGTTCTTGGAGACGTTGAAGTGCTTGCACAGGCCCTCGAAGCTGTAGTCGTCCTCAGAGACATCTCCCTTCTTGATGTCCACCGGACCGGCCAGCTTCTGTTCCAGGATCCATTCGGCCAGGGTGTCCAGGGAGCGATCCTCGATGTCTTCCGGCCAGTCGGCACCCGCCAGTTCGGTCTCGAGCTTGAGGTCCAGGGCAGTGAGGATCTCTTCGAGGTCGATGGAGTCCCCGTAGTAGTTGAAGGAGAAGCTTGGATTGATGGAAGTGTCGAGATGAGCATTCTTCATCTCCTCGACGAGCATGTCGATGATCATGTCGATGTTGAGCACCGGGCCAGCAGGAGCCGGGGTGGGCTTCCCGGTGGGACCTTCCAGAGGCCGCAGGTCGACCACTGGAGGAGCGGAGGCATTGTGGGACTCACGGGTGTTGATGTCCACTTCATCGATCACTTCGTACTTGCAGCACCGGCCCTTGGTGTTGCTGTAGTCGCTGGGGATGGAGACCACATCCACTGGGTTGATCTTCACCAGCATGAGCCGAGGCTTCTTGTCGTTGTACCAGCTGGAGAAGCTTTTGATGTATTCGTAGCTGCAGAAGTGGAGGCCATAGCTGCAGGTTCGATCACGGACAGCGTCCACGGACTGGCGCTCCATGGTGACCACCTGGCCGATGGAGTTGTCGATCTTGCTGGTGTAGCAGTCGGTGTAGTCGTGGTTGACGACCTTGTAGGCCAGGAAGCACCCGTCCTCGGTGATGGGGAGCTTGTTGGTCTCCAGGAACAAGAACAGCTCATTCACCGCCCAGGGAGCCGGGTTGGCGTAGGAGTTCTCGAGGAAGCGGAGCAGCGGGTTGAAGTCCCAGTCGTCCATGACCATCTCGAGGATCCGCTCGGACACGGCGTTCTTCACGGGCCGACCGTCCAGGAACACCTGGTCCTTGATGATCTCCGCACGGCCCTTGCTCTTGGTGGCCACGGCCTGGGTCAGGTCCAGCTGGAGCAGCAGTTCGTCCCAGTCCTTGGCCTTGATGGTCTCCAGGATCTTCTTCCAGTTCTTGACGCTGTCCGTGACGGCGAAGATCTTCTTGCCGAGGAAGTGGACGGTAAGGGTGTTACCGGCCTTGATGATTGAAGGTGCGCCCATTGGTGGCTCCTTTATGATTGGACTACGTAGGAACGAGCTTCGGAAAGATCGGACTCAAGTTGAAGGATACGCTGCTTTGCCTTTTCGGCATTGTCTACCAGGAGGATGTATTCGATCATTTTGGTGTCATTGCGTTCAAACACCCCACTGAACAACCAGGGATAGGTTTCTGAGATCTGGCTCACCACTTCCTGGATGGCTTCCCGCACCGGAGGATGGGGAACATGGAGGACACTGAAGAGATCATTCAGCTTCTGGATGCGCCTGGTCTGCGTGGTGGTGTGCCAGCTCTGATATGCACTTTGATACGCGTCCTTGATCACCTGGGCAATGGGCGTGAAGGGCTCAATGAGCTCCTTGAACAAGGTCCCTTCGAGCACCTGCTTCTTGCCAATGTCAATGATGCTCACCAGGGATTCGGTGTGCTTGGACTTGGAGAATTCCAGCCGGTCCTTGTCTTCTTGGGAGAGGGAGTTGGCGAGATATTCGCGAGCATACTCAAAGATATTCACCCACTCCGGATCGTCCTTGATCTTGTCTTTGTCCTTGGTGTTGACCCCGAAGAGAACATCATCAGCCTCCAAGATCTTTGCCTCCTGCAGCTTCTCGAAGATATTCCCAAGGGTCTGGTTGTTCGCAATCTGGTCATCGGGGACCATGACCTTCTCATCCAGGCCGGTGTCCGGGTTCTTCTGGGTTACTTCCTTGTAGGTGATGGTATCATCCACGGAGAACCCAGTGATATAGAAGAAGTATTTGGTGTCCCCTTCAAGGTTGGCCAGCGTGTCCTCAACATCTTCGTAGGTCAGCTTCCAGAAGTCAGAGCCGTCACCCCGGTGGGACTTTTCCAGCAGTCTGGTGCGGGTGCTCTTGACCTTTCCCTTCTCGGTCTTGGGAGCCGGATACTTGACGAACAACTCAGAGGCCAGGGTGATCTCTGTGTCAAACTCAGCTGACAGGAGCATGGCGTCGTCGAAGGCATTGACGTCTTCAATCCACTTGTTCTTCCCAGTAGGCTGCATGACAGCGTCTTTAGTAGGCACCAGGATCAGCAGCTCCTTACCTTCGAATTCCCCTTGGCTCTTAGCGCGTTGGACCATTGATTTGAAGCCAGCCTTACGCACATCCTGGTAGACCAGCACCAACTCCTTGCTGATCAGGAACACCTTGTCCTTCTCCAACCAGGAGTTGCGACCGGCCTTGAGTTCCAGTCGCTCGTTCTTGCTGTTGGTCTTGGGGTTCAGCTTGGGGCCATTGTGGTAATAATCCAGCTCGTAGATTCCCACACCCAGGAACTCCGTCTGGTTGATGGTGATCTTGTCAGAGGAGATCTTGAACTTCTCAAAATCGAAACCCTTGGCCGCCTCATAGATCACATTGTACAGCTGCTGGTTGTTGTTCCTCCAACGGCTCATGAGGATCAGGGCCTCAATGCGCTTGTTGCACTTGTTGAGCTCAGTCAGGTAGGCAGTGGAGATACTCTTGCCGATGGCCTCGAAGGCGCTCTTGAGATTGGCCTTGGTGAAGTCTGTGTAGTTGAGACTCTCACGGCTGGGAGTCATCTCCACATCACCCATGGCGATCCGGATGTCTAGGTTGGACTTCAGCATTGGATGGGTGAAGCTTATCTGGGCTTGGTCCAGAGGATAGGCAACCGGCCCAAGGATAACTCGGACACCATCACCCACTGGGTTGTTCCAGTTCCCCTTGCGGATTCCCCAGGTGAGCTCATGCTCCTCGATCTCTTCGATGGGATCTGATCCGTCTTCCAGGTCCCGGAACAGCTTCACTTCATACTTGGCGGTCCCTTCCGGTGAATGTTCCACCCGGACCAACTCCAGAGGGACATTGCTCTCAGGCCACACCGGGAAATCACGGTAGACGGACTTGGCCTTCTGCGTGTAGTCCCAGATGTGCTCAGTGCGGACCGGGAACATTACTTCGACGCTGTTGGGTTCCTCAGTCTCCTCCATGGAGAGCTTGTTGACCTTAGGCTTGCCCTCAGGTGCCACATAGGCCGTGTAGACCGACTTGACACCGTCGATCACGCTGGTGACTGAGAAGGTCTCGGTGTAGGAGAAGGGACTCTTGCTACCCAGGCCGAAGCATCCAGTGACTGCATTGTCGGAGCGTTTAGTGGAGCCGAAATAGCCACAGTAGTTGGTGCGGATCTGTTCCTCGGTCATCCCGATGCCTTCATCCTTGATGGAGAACCAGGACTCAAACCGAGTGGGCAGGTGGATCTTAAAGGGCAGTTCAGGCTTCCCGGCCATGATGTGCGCGTCCATGGCATTGGTACCCAACTCACGCAGAATGGCACGGACAGGATCGCTGTAGAGACCCGAGCTCAGGATCTTGAATGCGATAGCACTGTTGTGGATGATGAAGTCAGAGTCGCTGGACTCCTCAACCCCAAAGGTTTCGACCTTGACCCCGCTGGCTTGCAGCTTCATGTTTCTCTCCTCCCGTATACGATACCCTGGGGTTGAAGAACTCAACCCCAGGGTTTAGAGCTTATGGATTCAAATCAAGGTTTGTGCTCCACGCACGTTCCCCGTACGTTCTCGGGGTCCTTGAGGTATTGGTTCTTCCAGGCTTTCATGGTGATGTTCTGAGTCTGTTCAATTTGCGTTGGAGTCAAACCCGGAACGATCTTCACGGCCTTGAGAGCCTCCATGGCGTCCAGGAGGTATTGAGTGCTCTTGTATTCATAGTTCTCAAAACCACCCCGACCATTGTGGTCAGCCTGACACACATCGCCGAAACCCTTGATGCCTAACACAGAACGTCGGGTGTCCAAGAGCAGCTTGCGCAGCGTGCTAGGCCGGAGTTCTTGGATCTTATGCATCACCATGTGATTGGCAGCCACCTGGGTCATCTGATGGATCGTCTGTCTGCCGTAGCCCAGACGGTTGCAGAAGTTGATGATCAACGGGATCCCGCCTTGCTCATGACCTATGTGCTTAGGCCACATCGTAGGATCGGTGAGACCCTTGCCGAAGTCATGGCCCAGGATGGCCAACATATGATCCAGCGTGCAGGAGGGGTTCTTGCGCATGGTCTCCATGCACAGCATGACATGCTCGAAGGCGTCCCCCTCCGGGTGATGTTTGAGGCTATGTTCTGATCCGATCAGGCTCTCCACTTCGGGGAACCAGTGATCCAAGCAGCGAGCCTCTTTGAGCACCCGGAAGAATTGGCTGGGATGGGGAGCCATCAAGGCCCGTTCCAGTTCCACCCGGACTCGATCCGGACTCAGGGTCTTCAGCTCATGACGCAGCATGAACATGAACCTGGTCGTGTGAGGATGCACCGTGAAACCCAGCTGGGCCGCGAACCGGGCCACCCGGAACACTCGCAGAGGATCCTCGGCGAAGGCCTTGGTGACATGCCGGAGCACACCATCCTTGAGGTCTTCCAACGCATTGGGAGCATAGAAGATATCTCCGCTGTCGCTCAAGGCAATGGCGTTGATCGTGAGGTCCCGCCGGAGCAGGTCCTGATTAATGTCGTTGGTCTCGGTACATTCAAAGCCGGTATGTCCGTCTCCGATCTTCCGCTCTGTGCGGGCCGAGGCCAGTTCCACGACATGATTGACCAGCTTGACTTGCCACACCGGAAAGTCCTTTCCGATCATCGGGTAGAGGCCCTTGACCACATAGGGTTCCGTGGTCACCATGTCCCAGTCCTTGGGCGTGCGACCCAGGAGCATGTCCCGGATGCAGCCACCGACCAGGAAGAAGCCATTGTTCTTGTGGCTCTTCATGTGCAAGCTATGTAGGAGGTCTCGGACCTCAAAGGGGATCTGGTTGATCACTGATCGCCGAATGTCCTCGTTACCTTCAGCCAGCAAATTCAGAATTGTCTTACGAACTACGTCCATGACTTCTCCTAGTCAGCAAGCTGCTGAACGATGCCCAGAATTCTCTGAGCGGAGTGTGGATTATAATGCGCCCATAAACCGATCACGGTGATCGCCGTAAGAGCAAGGAAAATCCAACCCAGGATGGACAGATCATCATCGTCCATCATTTGGGCACCGGATAGGATTCCAGTGGGGTGATGTGGTAGGTGTCCCCTAAGTGGTGTTCAACCACGTAAGTGTTTCCATGGGTGTCCGTCATGAGGTGAGGACAGCCATCCCCTAACCGCTGACGCATCACCTGGTTCGAGGCACACCCCGTCCCTAGGACCAATATGGCCAAAGCAAGGCCGATTCGTAGCCTGTCCATAAACCCTCCAGGACAGGTTACTCAGCTTTACAGAAGCTTCAATGCCTCATGCATGTTCTGCCCCCTCAGATTGATTGCAATCAGGGTAGCCAGGAAGGGCAGATGGCCCTTGAGGTCTTGGGTAAGAAAAGGCAGATCTGCATGATCGTCACAGCATCCAGCCCAGGAGGAGGATCCCTCAAGGGTTGGCAAATTTGAGTTGTAAAGGGCCACTCGCTGACCTGGTAGGCCAGCTGGGTGAACCCGGTAGTCCCCAACCACCATTGGGGCGTTAATGGCAAATACGATCAGATCCTTAACGTAGTCCTGGAGTCCACAAGCCACCGTGCCTCCAAGGCCCATACCCACCAGCATGGATCCCTCGGGAATCTTCTTGTATGACCAGTCACAGATTGTTGCCGGAACATCTGGAGGCCCTTGGAGGTAGCGCATGCGCGGACGAATCCACATGCCACGCACGACCTCACAGAGGGCCTCTTGGAATTCCAGCGGGGTACCTTCAGGATGATCTCCCAGTCCGGGGAGCATGTAGACGTAGAGGTTCCGGAGCTCAGAGCAATGCCCTCTCGGGAATTTCCGGAGGTATTCCTCTGGGGCTGGGACCCGGAACAAGCTCATTGCAGATCCTTCATGAACTCGCCGTATTCGATGGTCTCTGAGATCTCGTAGATCTCCCCGGTCTTGGGTTTGCCGCCAAGCAATGCCCGGACCATCTCCAGCAGGGAGGAGCGAAGGATGGCTTTGTCGGTGTCCCTGCGAGGGTTTAGGATGTCTTTGGCGATCTGAAGCGCCAGTTCGATCCGACCCTCGAAGTCCACGGGATCTTCTGCAGCGGTCACCAGGATGTCAAAATCCTTGATGGAGTAGAGCCGCCAGCCTTCTTCCTCGTGGCCGATGCGAGATATGATGTTGTCGGTGTTGGGGCAGATGCAGAGCAGTTTGAGCACAGCTTCGCAGACGTCAAGCGTGCCTTCACCCCGTAGGTTGACTTCGTAGAAGACCTCACGGGTCTTGGGCTCGATCACCTGAACCTTGAACCAGGCCAAGTAGTCAAATGGGTTTGTATTCGGCATGGGATTTTTCCTCATGGGGTTGGGTTACGAGTTCCAGTGTGTACCCATAGGCTTCTTCCTCTGGGACTCCTTGAGCAATCAACATCTCCCGTAGGTGAATGTCTATCTCTGAGAATGTAGTATTGGTGAGTGCGGATTCGGATATGGTTAGCTGTCTGACATCCCTCCCATTGACGGCATTGAAACGCATGGTTCTCCTCAGCAGGATCATGATGGTACCCCCTGCACCTTATTATACGCTAATTGTCAGCAACCAGGGTCAAAGTTTTGAGATCAAGGCTTTCGCTTTATCTCAGAGACTGGGGGCTTGGCTAGATCCTCAATGGATTCAAATGGCGTCTCCGCCAATTGCTTCAGGAGGTTGTGCAAAACCCATTTGCTATCCCGGCTTCTGTTGAGGACCTGGACGTAGTGAACCAGATCCAAGTCATCCGGTCCCATTGGCATGAAGGGAGTCCATTTTATGGCCAACTCTCTCA